TTCTGAAAAATCTGTTGAAAAGTTGATTGATGCGGTTTCGGAATCTGACCATACCGCCATTGCAACTATTATTGAAAACGAAAAAAAAGCGGCAGTAGCAGAAGCACAGGCTGAATGGATGCGCACAAGACCAAGAGTGAATATCGGTGGCGGCGAATACTCTGGTATGACCAAAGATCAGATTATGGCAATTCCGGACAGAAATGAGCGCAGACGTGCTATTGCAATGAATCAAGATTTATTTTAGGAGGTATAAACTATGGCAGCAGAAAACAATCTGATTAAGAAAGATGACCTTGCAAGAGCAAGAGAAATTGAATTCGTAACCCTTTTTGGGTATTCCATTAAAAAGTTGGTAGAAGCCCTTGGAGTAACCAGAAAAATCCCTAAGGCAGCAGGAACCATGTTGAAGTCCTACAAGGCAGTAGGAACTCTTCAAGATGGACTGGTTGCAGAAGGAGATACCATTCCTCTTTCTAAATACAAAACTGTACCCGTCAACTATGAAGAGATTACTTTGAAGAAGTGGAGAAAAGCCACTTCCGCAGAAGCCATCATCGAAAAGGGGTACGATCAAGCGGTTGTAATGACTGGCGACGAAATGCTGAAAGATGTGCAGAAGGGAATCCGTAAGAACTTCTTTGATTTTCTTTCTACTGGCACAGGCTCTGCTTCTGGAAAGACTTTCCAAGCTGCACTTGCACAGGCATGGGGACAGTTACAGGTGCTGTTTGAAGATGATGAAATTCAAGCAGTATACTTCATGAATCCGCTGGATGTGGCAGATTATCTGGCAACCGCACAAATCTCTTTACAAAATGCTTTTGGCATGACCTATGTAGAGAACTTCCTTGGACTTGGCACTGTTATCTTTAACAGTTCTGTACCAAAGGGAAGCATCTATGCAACCGCAAAAGATAATATTGTTCTGTACTACATTCCTGTAAACGGTGCGGATCTGGATGAAGCGTTCACTTTTACTTCTGATGCAACCGGATATATTGGAATCCATGAAACACCGGATTATGACAACATGACCTGTAAGGACACTGTTATTTCTGGCATTGTTCTTTTCGCAGAAAGAATTGACGGCATTGTAGTGTCCACAATTACAGGAGATAACACTCTTGGTACACTGACTGTTACCAGTATTGCAAGCGCCACAGATAATGGTAAAACAAAGATTACTGTAAGCCCTAGCAAAGGCGCAGGTAACTCTTATAAGTACAAGATTGGAGAATCCGCTCAAACTGTAACTTATGGAAAATCTGTACAGACGTGGGCTGCATGGGACGGTAGCGAAGAGATTACCGCAGAAACTGGAAAGATTATCACCGTAGTAGAATGCGATGGATCTTACAAGGCAGTTAAGGCTGGCAGCAAGGCAGTAGTAGCAAAGGATGAATAAGAGGTAGCACATGGCAGAATATACGACTTTGGAGCAAGTAAAAATCCGTCTGAAACAATTTCATATTGATTCTGAAAGCTCCGAGGTCGTGTTTGATGAACTTGAAGATAATCCTCTGATTGAGCAACTTATCAGTCAAGCGAAAGCTGACATTGTGGCAAAGAGAATGTACCCGGACAGCTACACGGATGAAAAGATTGAAGAGGATTTGAAGCGGTTTGAGAACGTGATTGTGAACGTGGTTGTGTATGACCATTCACAGGCTGGAGAAAACTTCATGGCAAATTACTCTGAAAACGGTGTGTCGAGAACATGGAGAGACCGTGACAGTCTGTTCGTAGGTGTGTTCCCATTTGCCAAAGTGCTGTAAAAGAAGATTGTGCGTGACCATTTTGTTGACACTAACAAAATCGTTGCAGGCGGCACACTTTAAGGGTGGTGGGCGGTGTGCCAACAATAAGTAACAGGAGATATGAAATGAAAGATTTTTTATTACAGACATACACTATTGTATTGCCTATTTTATTAGGATATATTGTCTGGCTCCTTAAACAACAAAAGAAGGACAGAGATGCAAACAGTAAGGGAACAATGCTTCTTTTGCGTGTTCAACTTATTGAGTATCACGATAAGTACATGAAGTTGGGAGAAATTCCCAGTTATGCGTATGAGAATTTTGTGGAGATGTACAATGCGTATCATGCGTTAGGTGGAAATGGAATGGCTACCAAAATGTACGAGGAAATCAAAGAAATCAGATTGAAGAATGGAGGTAAAGAATAATGGATTTTTCACAAGTAGGAACTTGCGTTGCAATCGTTGTTATCTGCTATCTTGCTGGTATTGGAGCAAAGCTTATTCCGGTTATTAAGGATAATTACATTCCGGTTGTTGTCGGCATTGTCGGTGGCATTCTCGGAGTGGTAGGAATGTATGTGATTCCCGACTTTCCGGCAAATGATGTTCTGAATGCTATTGCGGTCGGCATTGTTTCCGGTTTGGCAAGCACCGGGGTAAATCAGATTTACAAACAGGTGAAGAAAGATGCTTGAAGCAAATAAGCAAAAAATGAAGTATTCCAAACAGGGTGAGAAAGTCACAATCTACGACCGTGACGAAAATGGAAACATCAAGTACATTGAGGTTGACAGTGAAAAGATTCCGGTAGTTTTGAGAGAAGCTATCGGATTTTCTGACCCTGTTCCTTTTTCTGCCAATATCAGCAACAAGTTGTCAGAAGTACTGGTAAAGGAATTTGGTATTGATGATTCCAGTTCCTATTGTCAAATTGTTACCGATAAGGGATATTTGCCGATTAAAGCAGGAGACATTGTTTGGAAGAAATCTGATGTGGGGCGAGATAGTGATGGACTGGTTGATGATAAGACAGCGGACTATGTTGTAAAAGGTGTAGCTGATGAAGGACTTACAGTTGACCTGTTTTTGCTTCAAAAGACGGTAAAGTGATATGGGGAAAACAATTGAACTAAATCTATTCAGTGACAAGTCCATACAGAACGCTATTAAGGCTTTTAGAGACTACGAAAACAGCTTGACCTATAAATGTAGGCTACTAGCTGAAACTTTGGCAGAAAACGGTGTAGAGATTGCTAGAGTACAGATTGCAGACCTTGACGCTATCTTTACTAGCGAACTGATACAGAGTATCCACTCTGAATATGTTGGTTCGGTAAAAGGCGGTGGAATCTGGGCGGTTGTTGCCGGAACAGACCATGCGGCATTTGTTGAGTTTGGGACTGGAATTGTCGGACAGAAATCACCGTACAAAGGAAAGTTACCCGAAGGTGCCACATGGCAATATGCAAGCGGAAAAACCATACGGCAACTTGCAGACGGTAGATACGGTTGGTTTTATCCGGCTGATGATGGCAAGTGGTACTTCACCGAAGGAATGCCTTCAAGACCATTTATGTACCTGACTGCAATAGAAATTCGTGAAATTGTATTACAGACAGCAAAGGTGGTGTTTGGAAATGGCGGTTAATGAATATCAATGGGTATCAGACTTTAAAGTCAAGATTGCATCATACTTGAAAATGAAAATACCGCAGAGCCATCCTAAAGCGTATGTAACGGACAAAAGCAAGGATTTGTCAGAACCCACATTCCCCACAGTTTACTTTCATGCTATGCCGTTCACAGAGACAGGACAAGACCTTGAAGGACGGTCTATCAATGGAATCACAGCATCATACCAGGTGGATGTGATAACCAACAAAAGTCAAGAAGAAGCCGAAGCTATCATGGCTACGGTTGCCGGACTTTTCAAACGTTTGCGATTTCAGATAACTTCCATGCCGGAGTTTAGCAATACTTCGCAGAACACATACAGAAGCACAGCACGGTTCAGAAGAAACGTAGATGCTGATGATATATTGTAACTATTGACAGAGCCTACTGGCTCTATTTTTTTATGAAAATTTGGAGGTAAATATGGCTACTGGTTTAAAATCAAGAATTGCCTATAAAGAGCCTAGTTCTAGTGCTGCTGCTGGTGAATACTGGGCAGGAACGTACAAATTGCTTATGAGAGCAAAAAGTATTCCTTCTCCGTTCGGAAGTCAGAACATGGTGGATACTTCTACACTGGAAGATTTGGTCGAAACACAGGAAATGGGTCGTAGAGCAGCTAACAGTATGGAAGTGCAAGGGGCATTTGAGAAAAAGTACAAGGATGAAATGGTGACAAACGAGGGCAAGAAGCTGGACTTTATCATCCTTTACGGAACCGACGGAAAAGGCTCGGAGGGAATTTGCGCATTTATCGGTCAGGAAAGTTTTGCACCGGACGAAGCAACAGACGATCATCTGACTGGAACTGCTACGATTGCACAGGCTACTGTGCCGAAGTGGATTGAAGATAATTACACTGTTGCAGTAACAGAGGATGAAAACGGTTACCCCACAGCAATTACGCTAACAAAAAAATAGAAAGTCAGTCAGAAACAAATAACACTGCCGTGGCTGACTTTGATGAAACGGTAGATAAACCATTGATTTAGCAAAAGAGAGCCGTCTTCGGGCGGCTCCTTTCCAACAAAATGTTGGGGAAAGGATATGTTTTTATGAAGAAGATTTTAGTTAATGATGTTGAATATACTTTAGAGTTTGGATTCGGTGCTGTGGAGTGCAAGGATTTGATTCAAAAGATGTTTCTTATGCTTTCCGGTGGCTATGTAGCTAAAAAAGCAAAAAATGTACAGAATCCCACACCAGAAGAAATTGTAGATGGTAGCGGATATATGCTTGCAGAATTTCCTCATGTATGCAAAACGGCTTTTTATGCAGGACTTCTTGAAAACTATGAAAATATTACACCGGATGAATCCAATGCTTTAATGAAAGAATACATGAAAGCAAACGGTCTGTCTTTTGTGAAGTTGTATGGAGAACTGACAGACTGTATGAAAGAAGACGGTTTTTTCGAACTGTCGGGTCTGACGGAAATGATGACGCAGACCAAGGAAGAGATGGAGAAAGAGGACAGCAAGGTAACGAAGATGCCAAAGGATCACAAGAAGAAATCGACTGGCACAAAATAATATGGGAAGAATATTTTCCATTTGCTTTTTCCATGGGAATTTCGATAGAAGAGTTCAAACATCTGAATCCTAAGAAATTAGAGTGGTGTTACAAGGGATATAAACTCAAAAAAGAGGAAGAAGATAGGAATTCATGGCAACGGTGGGGAGATTATGGAATATCTGCATTAATCGTTGCAATAGACCATTGCTTACATGGGGACAAAGCAAGAGCTACTTATGTTGAAAAGCCTATTTCAGAAAAGATAGCACATGATAATGAGCCTAAATATAAGGAATCTAACGAAGAAATTGCAATATGGGAAATGAAGAAGAGAATTAAAGCATTAAGAGAGCAAGGATTACCGGAAAGTCCGGATTAAGGAGAAACAAGCATGAGTTTAAAAGGAATTGATGTGTCCGCATACCAGGGGACGATTAACTGGTGGGCGGTAAAACAGAACGGAATTGATTTCGCTATTCTGAAAGTCATCCGTAAGGATTTGAACCCGGACAAGAAGTTTGAGGAGAACTGGAAAAATTGTGAAGCATACGGAATGAAAGTGCAAGGCGTTTATAACTACAGTTATGCTACCACTGTGGCAAAGGCACGATCAGATGCTAAGAGAGTGCTTGCTATTCTTGGAAGCCGTAGGCCTATGGTTTGGATGGATGTTGAAGATGCCGTGATGAAGAATCTTGGTAAGAATCTAATTTCAATTATCAATGCTTACGGCAAGGTAATCACCGATGCAGGATTGGCATTCGGTGTATACACTGGGGAAAGTTTTTATAATACCTATATCAAACGCTATGGCGGCGTGAGTTATCCAATGTGGATTGCACGGTACGGCAAGAATAACGGCAAGTGTGATGTGAAGTATCAACCGCAAGTACCGAACATGGTAGGCTGGCAGTATACTTCTAAAGGTCGTGTAGGCGGCATTGTAGGAAACGTGGACATGAATGTATGGTACAAGGAATTAGAAGCCGTACAGGGCACTACGGAAGCATACAGCAACCCTTACACTGAACCGACAAGACTGTTGAAGAAAACAGTTCCTTGCATGAAAGGTGATGATGTGCGGTGGTTACAATTCGCACTCATTCATCATGGCTGTTTATCTGCGGTGAATGCAAAAGGAAAGAGCAACATTGACGGATTTTTAGGTAAAGACACAGCAACGGCAATCGGAGTATTCCAAAAGAAAGTCGGAATCAAGGTTGATTACAAGTGCGGTGCGGTTACGAGAGAATATCTTAAGAAATAATTTTAGGAACGGTAGGTGTCACAGCTTACCGTTCTTTTTATGTGTAAAGGCGGTGCGGTATGGCAGATATTGATTCTTTGCAGATTAAAATAAAAGCGGATGCAACTAGCGCAAGTAACGCACTGAATAAACTTGCAAATAGCCTTACAAATTTTCAGAAAAGTTTGTCTATTGATACATCAAAACTGACAAGTATTTCCAACAGCATACAGAGTATCGCAAATGCCGCAAATTCCATGAATACGAGCGGCATTAAGAATATCTCCACACTGACAAATTCCATTAACAGAATGGGGAAAATAGATACAAGCGGATTAAGCAGAATTTCTTCTGCACTGAAGACTTTTTCTGCTGATATGGCAGGAACAAAAGTAGATGGAATAGGGGATATTGCAAGTATTGCATCTTCTATCTCAAAACTTGGCGGTGTAGCATCCGGCAGAGCAATCACGAACATTCCTTTACTGGCAAAGAATTTGAAGCAGTTATTTACCACTCTGTCTACCGCACCGAACGTAAGCGAGAACATTATACGCATGACAAATGCACTGGCAGGACTGGCATCTACTGGTGCGGCATCCGGGAGAGCGGCAAACTCTTTAGGACGAAATCTGAACACTTATACGGCAAGCGCAAAAAGAGCCACGAAGAGTACATTCAGTCTTGCAGCGGCTTTCGGAAGATTCTACGCAACATATTTCCTTGTTATCCGTGGAATTAAAAGTCTGTGGAAGTCCATAGAGGGAACTACGGACTATATCGAAGCATTCAACTACTACACGGTAGCATTTAATAAAGTCGGCAAGGAATGGGGGAAGGAATTTGAAAAATACGGTTACGATAACGCAGAGGATTATGCGCAGAGTTTCGGAAACCGTGTAAATGAACTTCTTGGCAAAATGTCCGGTCTGAAAGTAGATGTAGATGGTGGACTGATTTCTGAAAGCGGAATGAAGAACCTGGGACTGAATTTACAGGAGATTACGCAGTACGCTTCACAACTTGCATCTATCACCAACTCTTTAGGGCAGACCGGAGAAGTTACTACGGCAATTTCAAAGTCCATGACAATGCTTGCCGGAGATATTTCTTCATTGTTTAACGTAGATTTCAGCACGGTTGCAACTAACTTGCAGTCTGGTTTAATCGGTCAGTCAAGAGCATTGTATAAGTATGGTATTGATATCACGAATGCCACTTTACAGACTTATGCTTACAAATACGGCATTGAAAAGGCTGTATCTGAAATGTCACAGGCAGAAAAACAGCAGTTGCGTTTACTGGCAATCTTAGATCAGTCCAAGGTGTCATGGGGAGATTTGGCTAACACAATCAATTCACCAAGCAACATGATACGACAATTCACAAATAATGTGAAAGAAGCTGGCATGGTATTAGGTCAGTTATTTATTCCGGTATTGCAAAAAGTACTTCCTGTCATTAACGGTGTCGTAATTGCGATTAAGAGACTGCTTGTCAGTGTGGCAAATTTACTGGGAATCAAGATTGACTTTTCGTCATTCGGTCAAGGTGTATCCGGTTACAATGAAGATTTGGAAGATACGGCAGATGCACTGGATAAAGTGGGAACAAGCGCAAAGAATGCTCAAAGCGGAATCAGAGCGTTTGATAAATTGAAAGTTATTTCCACACCAAAATCCAGTGGTTCCGGAAGTGGTGCTGGTGGAGCAGGAATTGACCTTACCAAAGAAATCATGGATGCTACTGCTGAGTACGAGAAAGTATGGCAGGAAGCATTTGACAAGATGCAGAATACAGCTATGGGCTGGGCTGATAAGATAGAAAAACTTCTTGAACCTGTGAAAAAGTTGTTCAAGGATTTATTCAATGGTGATTTCTTCGAAGCAGGACAAGATTTATCCGGTATTGTCACAGGAATATTTAACTGGATGTCCGATGCTATTGCATCTGTAGATTGGTATCAGATTGGGAAAAACATAGGACAATTTCTTGCAGGTATTGACTGGACTGCTGTGTTTACATCTGCCGGAAATTTCATAGAAACTGCAATCACAGCAGCAATCGACTTGTGGAAAGGAAGTTTTGATGCCGCACCGATTGAAACCACGATTATCACAGCAATAGGTCTTTTAAAGTTTACTGGTGTTGGAGATATCATATGGGGAAAAATATCGGACAAGTTATCAGCCAAAGTACTAGGATCAAGTATAGGAATAGTTCCGACAATTGCAATAGCTGCTGTTACTTGGGAGATTGGATTTAATGTAGGAAAATCTTTAGGAAAAGCATTGTTCCCAGAAGACGCAGAGTACTACGACAATTTTACGTGGTTTGGTGAAAATGGTTTTTTTGATACATTAAAAAATACTGATTTTACCACATTAAAAACTGCGTGGGATGATTTATACAAAGATATAACAGATAATGATTTGTATAGATTCTTGACAGGAACAATGTTGCTTCCAAAACATAGCACTCTTGATGATTTTGGAGATAAAATTGATTGGCTAATTGATAAAATAAAAAATACAAAAGTAGATATGTCAGATACTTTTGGTCTGTCATCTGCACTTATCAATATAGCACCACTTGTTGGAAACTGGTTTAATGAAAATGTATCTCCTTGGTTCACAAAGGAAAAGTGGCAAGGAATGGGTCAAACTATAGAGTCATCACTTTCTGAAAAATGGACTTCTTTTACAACATGGTGGAACCAAACAGGATTTTCAAGTTGGTGGAAAAAAATTTCAGAGCAGTTTGGACTAACAAAATGGAATAAATTGCTTGAAAACATTCCAACGGCGTTTAGAACAGCATTTAAAACAGTAGCTAATGTTGCAATAGCTCCTTTGAACCTTGTAATAAGTGGAATAGAAACCATGATAAACAATGCCATAGACCTTATTAATGGTTTGATGTCTGCAGCAAGGTTAATACCTAAAATTGGTGACGCAGTTCCGAATAATATACAACACATTAGTGTTGGAAGAATACCTACATTTGAAAAAGGTGGTTACGTTCCAAGCCGATATACGATGTTCATGGCAGGAGAGAACGGTATACCGGAGATTGCCGGAACAGTAGGTGGAAAAACAGCGGTTGCCGGTGGAGTTGAAATCACTGGAATCAAAGATGCTATTAATTCCACGGCACAACAGGAAATTGCACTCCTGAAACAGAATAATCAGTTACTGCAAGGAATCCTTGAGAAAGAGTTTGGAATAACAACAGATCAAATTGGAATTGCCGCAAGACAATACGGTCAAGAGCAATTTAACCAAAAACACAAGAATGTATATGTATTTTAACACAGACAGCACTCTGGATGGGTGCTGTCTATTTTTATGCAATGAGGCGGTGAGCGTATGTCAGCATATCAAGGATGGCTTTTAAAAATTGGAGATTACGTTATTGACCAGTCAAGATTTATAGCCGCTGAAAGTTATCAGCCAGCTGTAAATATGCAAGATGTAGACCCGTGGACTGATGCAAATGGATACGTACATAGAAATGCTGTGGAGCTAAAAGCATTAAGTGTTGATTTTTCAACGCCTGCGATGCTGACGGATGACGATTTGCAAGAGTTACTGTCCGGGATACGAAGAAACTTTATTGATGCAACGGAACAGGGATGTAATATCACGGCATACATTCCATTTTTAGGTCAATATGTCACACAATATGGATATATGGCTGATATAAAGCCTACAATCTACGGAACTTATGACGGAGAGATTAAATACAATCAGATAGAATTTTCATTTGTCGGAGGTGTAGCGAATGAGTAACTATACCTATGCGGATTTGTTTGATAAAAGCGCATCCAAAAAGGAAATCACGATTGAAACAGAGGACAAGTCTGTAAAAATCACCAACAGCGAAATCCATTTTGAACAGTTTGAATTAAAAGAAATACTATGTGATGATGATTACCTTACATTTGGACAGTGCAATGCATCACAGTTGAAATTCAAAATTTCCAACGTGTTCACAAGCATGATTGGGAAACAGATAAATGTTTCAGCTGTGATTAATGGACATACTGACACACCGTTTATTTTCGGCAAATACCGTGTCGTTTCCGATAAACCAACAGATGATAAGCGTTACAGGAATGTGACTGCTTATGATGCCATATACGACATTGGAGAATCGGAAGTATCTTCCTGGTATAACGGACTGAAGTTTCCTCTGACCTTAAAGCAGTTCAGAGACAGTTTTTTTTCATATTTTGGTGTTGAGCAGGTAGAAACCACATTGCCTAACGACAACATGGAAGTGGCAGAAACCATAAAACCAAGCGAACTTTCTGGCCAGACGGTCATGGAAGCAATCTGCTCGATAAATGGATGTTTTGGCCACATTAACCATGATGGAAAATTTGAATATGTTTTCCTTAAAGAAATAATATCAGGTTTATATCCACAAAAAGGATTATATCCACAGAAAGGATTATACCCTAGAAAAGGTTCTGAAAAAGAAAAGGTTACTAGTGGAAAATACAAATCAGTTAAATATGAAGATTTTGTTTGCCAAAAAGTTACAAAAGTGCAGATAAGACAATCAGAAAATGATATTGGTGCAGTTTACCCGGATACAGAGATTACCGAGAACGACAACAGTTATATTTTGCAAGATAATTTCCTTGTTTATGGAATGAGTGCAGATGCCCTAGAAACAATTGCAAGAAATCTGTATGAGGTTATTAAAGTTGTAAAATATAGACCTTATAACTGTGAAAAAATAGGAAATCCTTGTTTGAGCCTTGGAGAAGCAGTCAATGTATATACGGCTAAAGAAATCATAGAAAGCTATGTGTTGAGTAGAACATACAAAGGAATCCAACAACCGATAGACACCATATCAGCAAGCGGAAAATCTCCAAAGTACAGTGAACAGGTAAATGGAATTAACAAAAGTATAATTCAACTCCGTGGAAAAACAAATGAGTTAGAACGTACTGTTGAGGAAACACGATCTGAGATTAAGGATGTAGAAAGCGGACTGGATACAAAGATTACACAGACAGCTGGAAAGATTGAACTTGAATCAACCCGTGCGCAAGGGGTAGAAACAGATCTGGCGGCGGCAATTTCTGTTCAAGCCGACCAAATCAAGTTGAAAGTTTCCAAAGGTGATGTCAGTTCGCAGTTGAGCGTTGAGAGTGGACAAGTAAGCATTTCCGGTAATCGGTTTGTATTGGACTCCACGAACTTTTCTATTTCTTATGATGGAAAAGTCACTGCGAAAAGCATTGATATAACCGGAGGAACTATCAATTTACAATCAGCATCACAAGATTATAGTACGATTGTGTTAAATTACAGTAATTACACGTTGGGTATGGACGGAGCAGGAATAAGAGCAAGTCGTAGTTCTGATTCGACTATACTTACAGCAAGTGGAATTACAACTACTGGAAGTTTGAAAGCTAAGAATTTGTATGTTGATAACATAAATACGCAAAGTGTCACAAGCGGTACTATTAGCATAGGAAACAATGTAAAAATATCCGGTGATACTGAACTTGCAATAGGGCACACACACAAAATCAATGGAACTCTTAATATAGATGTTAACGGACTATCAATTAATGCCCCTGCTTTGAATATAACATCTACTAATGGAATAAGTGTAGGGAAATCGCTTGGATATTTAGGTTTTTTTGGAATACAAGGTTCTACCAAGAAAACTGTAAGCAAAATATCGTCTACCAGTACAACAGCAGCTTCTACGGTTGCAAACAAAGTAAATGACCTTATAACAGCATTGCAAGCGTATGGATTGATAGGATAGGAGAAGCAGCATGAATAGTTTAGAAATCAGAGAATTTGAACAGTCAATCATAAATCTTTTTAACGAATGTGGTCTCCCGATGGAGATTAAGCGGCTAATTGTGAATGATATTGCCGGGCAGATTAACAGAGCCGCAGATAATCAAATCAATGTAGAGTTGGAAGAAAGAAATAAAGAAAAAGAAAGCGAGGTTTCTGCAGATGGCACTGAATAAGGTTTATACCAGAATTAACTGGGAAGATTATCCCAGTGAAAACACGGATTTAGATGCATACAATCTTAATCAGATGGATTCTGCTATTGATGCGTTGGACAACCGTATCATATTACAGGATGCCTTAAAAGTAGACAAGTCTGCAATAAACGGAAATATTGCTGATTGGACTATGGATGAAACAACCGGTATTATTACTATTACAAAGTACAACGGTGAAAAGATTATTTTTGACCTCAACATTGAAAAAATTCCTGTCGAATTTTCCATGTCTGATGACGGAATCATTACCATGACTACAGAAGATGGAACACAGTTTACAGCTGATATTGGTTCTATGATTCCGGTGTTGACATTTGAAGATTCTGCAACCATAACTGTTTCCGTGACTGGTACTGGAAAGAATAAGACTTATTCTTTTTCAATAAAAACAGGATCAGTAACAGATGATATGCTGCAACCTAATTATTTAGCAGATATTAGAGTAGAATCCGCAAATGCATCTGCTTATGCGCAATCCGCAAATGAAAAATCTGTATTGGCTGAATCTTATGCCATAGGTGGAACCGGAACAAGAGAAGGAGAAGATACCGATAACGCAAAGTATTATATGGAGCAGGCAAAACAGCAAACAGGAGGAATTCCAACAAAAGTTAGCGAATTAGAAAATGATGTAGGATACATTAAAAAAACAGTTTCTGATTTGACAAATTATTATGACAAAACCACTGTTGATGAAAAAATAGATGCAATTCCAAAAACAGATTTGACAAATTATTTGACCAAAACTGGTGATGGTAGTAATTTGACTGCGGCGTTTGAAGAAGCAACAACTTTAGAGGAATTAACGACAGGAGAAAAGTTATCATCTATTTTTGGAAAACTTAAACTGGCTGTAAAAAATCTTAAATCACTTATAAGTCTTATCGGAACTACCGATATTTCGACTATTGGTGACGGTACTATCACTGGGGGATTAAATGATGTAAATGGCAAGTTAAGCTTATATACATACGGAGATAAAGTCTATGGATCAAGTAGTACTGCTATATCGCCAGTATCATGGGCTGCTCAATGGATAAGTATTATAGTCCCGGATGGATATAGCTTTTTTACCGCTATATGCTGTAGTAATAATGATGTAGTCTGTGGAGTATCGGCAGCTAATTACGACAATGATAACAGCCGAGTGCTCGTTAATGCTTATAATCGTCATACGCAGGCCAGAGACTTTTCCAATGTATATATAGTACCGATTTTTATAAGAGACTAATTATTGGCACATATAGACACATGATAGCCTCAATATATGCCCTTTTGATACGGGCTTACGGTTTACGATGGATGATCCATTGATATAAAAATCATTATAAGTATTATCCTCTGCAACAAAGGCACCAGGATAAGGATTACTTGTATACGTTTGTGGTAGATTACTAACTATAGCGGAGTATGCATCTATATCATTTGTGGTGGTTAATGTACCACATCCAATGCACATATGTCCGATTCTGGTATATGTAAATATGCCAGTGATATTATCATGAACTATTGCTTCAGTTGTGGTGTCTAACTTGCCATTTACAGAAGTAATGATAACTGATGTATGCAGATTAGCAATAAAAATAAATCAATCAAAAAGAGCATGGTGTAAAAGCCATGCTCTTAATCTCTTTATCTGATTCCCCAGTCACCGTCATTGTTGACGAAACCAACCACATATCCCATCATGTCATCAATAAGATTTTCCGGGAGTATGCTGTTCGGAGACATAAGCGGAACATATCTCCATTTTCTTACACCATCTTCAATTATATGTGTTTTCACGACAATATATATCCCACCATTACTGGTCACAATACATCGTTCACCGTCTTGCGGTTCACGATCCGCTGCAAGTAGAATAATTTCCCTTGGAAGATAAAACGGCATATAGTAGTCACAGGGAATTTTCAAACCGATATAAGTCTTGGATTTTATATCTTCCGGTAAGTTGTCTATGCAAATAGGTTCTACAGCGTTTGTGGTGGCTATAATTCCATTCACAAGTTGCGGTTTAAGGACAGAAATATACTTGTGCGATTTTTCAAGACTGGAATAGATTTTATCTTGGTGACGTATGAAGTAACGGATAAGGTACAGAGAGTGTTCCGGCAGACTGCGGCATATCTTGACAGATTCCAACATCTTATCTTCCATAGTGCCGCAACCTACCAGTTCATCTACACTGATTCCAAAGGCTCTAGCAAGCGCGACAGCGGTCGATAGCTTCGTGTCGTTAGAATTACCGTACAGTAGTGAATTAAGCGTAGAATAAGGCAAATTAGCTTCATCAGCAAGCTTGTACACTGTCATGTCCGGCTCATTGAGAAATTCGTGGAGATTTCCACGAAAACTTAACATATAATTAGTACGGTTGACTGATAAATGTGTCGATATTTCTTTGATTCGGTCTTTTTTTATCATGTTTATTGTCCCCCTTTCACATGATACACTTGTAACATCCCTTGAAACGAGGGACATCAAGTTCTGGCGAGGGCGGTGTTTATTGGCGTTTTCACCGTCCTCTTTTGTTGATATTTTACAACAATAAAAAACGTGAGTCAAATATATTGATTGTTAAGAACATATGTTCTATAATTTAGGTATCGCTACCAAGTGCGGAAAGATTAGGGGGGTGTACTATGGGGGAAAGAAATCAAAAGGAAAAAGAAAAAGGAGAACTTCTGATTGAAATAAATTCAATACTTGAAGTCCTCCCAGTTTGTGAGTGTCAAGAAATCAAAGATTTCATTCTAGGAGTTTATCTTACTTGATTCCTGACATTCGATAAGGCTATCAATTAAGGAAAGTACAGCTTGCTTATGTCCGTCAGACAGTTGGTTGTACTTCCTTATGAGATGCGCATAACGTTCTCCTTGATTTTCTTCGTGCTGTTTTTTGTATTCTCCCTTATCCCATTCAGTAAGGTTCTCGGGGCGAACACATAAAGCATCTGCAATTTTCTTAAGCATTTCTATGTCAATCTTTTTAATATTTCCTGCTTCGTACTTTTGCATTGTTGCTTCTGTAATACCGACACGATATGCAACATCTTTAATAGTCATATCTTTTTCTTTTCGATACTTCTTTATATTGTTTGCTACTCTGTCACAAAATTGGCTACCCATATTTTCACCACCTTTCTTGCCGTAACTTTAATGACATTATAATTCTATCACAGCATGAAAGATTTGTAAATATTTTTTAAGAAAAACTTTCACGTTGTGATTGACAAAACTATCATGCAGTGATATTATTCTATCATGGAGTGAAAGAAAGGAGGTATTGAATGAATACACAAAAACTTAAAGGCATTATCAGAGAGCGTGACAAGAATTACAATCAGTGCGCTAATGCAATCGGAAAGAGTGTAGCCGCCTTCAATTCAAAGATTAACGGCAGGGTTGCATTTACGGTTATTGAATGTGAAGAGCTTGGAAACTTTCTTGGAATGACCGACAATGAGAAAATAGAAGTTTTTTTACGTTAAAACTATCATATTGTGATAGTTTATATCACATTAAGAAAGGAAGGCGAATGAAATAATGAAAAAACCGTATTGCATGGTAGAAGACAAATCACATAGAACATTACAAGAATTTGTTGAGTTAATAGCTTTAGGAATTGCTAACAATGTGGCAGATGGCGAGAAAATTGAGCTAATACAAAGCGAATGTAAAATACTCAATTCTCTCACCGAAGCGTTAAAAGTAATCAAAAATTAACGCTGCATCCGAAATGGATTCTGGATGGCTTCTACCTTGTCTAAAACTGGATCCGGTAAAGAATTGACGATTTCTGAATAGTATTGGTAGTACAGGTTCTTAAAATCATCAAAACTTCCGGTATATCCACAAATTTTAGCAATGGCGTAAGCGGATGCGTATTCTTTGGAATCCAATGTAATTCACCTCCTTATATCAGAATAAGGAGAGTATACCACAAATAGGGAGTTAATTGAATGAGTGAAAAAGAAAAAATGGCGGAGGAATTTGCCGAGAGAGGTGAGAAGAGTGAAAACATCAAAAATTGAGATTCACCAGTGTGACGGTGAAGAGGGAGTTTTTACAGAAGTACTCATTGACGGTCACAAAATCAACGGTGTGAGAAGCTTCACACTAAAACAAGGGGTTGGGGATGACGTGCCTACTCTGACACTTGACCTTAATGCACTTAATCTTGCAACGGATATGAAAGTGTTGCGGATTATGCAGGAGGGGTTAGGAGAAATCGAAAGCATTAACTTCAAAAAAGAATAGGCTCCCATATTTCAGAGAGCCATTCCATCATCTGCTGATATTTTGAAGTATGGAGCATTGCCTTGGGTTGTTGCAGCAACCAGTGAGACCAGCATATTTGCAGTCTAATCTTCCATTTTCAAATTTGGGTTTAATATCTTCCAAAGAGCCAACAGATATTTGCCTAAAATCAACAGAGTACATTTTGTTTTGCTTATCGCAAAAACCATTGTATACCAAATTACCACCTCCTTTATAGGAGAGTATACCACAGAAAGGAGAACAATGAACGAATTACAAACATCAAACATGAAAACACCCATTGAGATTGCGCTTGGTGTTGATGAAAACGGAATGACTACCGCAAAAGCACTGTATGAGTTCTTAAGCGGAGAGAAAAGCAACTTTTCAAAATGGGCGAAAAGGAACATTGAACAGAATGAGTTCTATGAAGAAAACAAGGATTGGTGGGGGTTCGTCACAGTGACGAACGGTAACGAATGCAAGGATTACCGACTAACTACCGACTTTGCAAAACATCTGTCAATGGAAAGCCATTCTGCAAGGGGCAAAGAAGCAAGACAGTATTTTATCACCATTGAGGACAGAACGAAGCAGGAGGTAATCAACAGGTCGCAACTTTCTCCACAAATGCAGATGGTTATGCAAATGGCTGAGAGCATGGCGAGACAGGAACTGGAACAGAAGAGACAAGCTGAAAAGGTGAACCGCATAGAGCAGACTGTCTCCAACATGAAAGATATTTTCACGAAGCCTATCGGTGACTGGAAGTCGGAAATAAATGGAAGGATACGGGAGATTTCAGTTAAGAGTGGAATTGGATATCAGACATTATATGGACAGCTTTACGGCGAACTGGAAACGACAGCACATTGTAGCTTAAATATGCTTCAAAGGAACAAGATAAATAAGATGAAAAAGGCAGGGAATAACGAAACAGCTATTAAAAACGGCACAACTAAAATTCAAATTATTTATGAGAAACCGCAGTTGAAAGCAATTTTCGAGGGAATCGTAAAGAATTACGCAATGAGGTACTGCTCATAGAAAGGAAGAGGAATGGGAAACAAATATTTGAAATTGAGTAACAGTGTAATTACATCAACGGACAACAAAGGGAAGGCAATGTACTTTACAAAAGTAGACAGTGCCTCCACATTCCAGAAGTTGTTCTATGATGAAGAAGCTTCGTACGGTGTATCTGTAACAGATATTGAAGTAGAAATGGGTAATGGAGTAAGTTTTACAAATGCAATTTTAACGACATACATTGCAGAGGAAGAGGACGGATCAAATATGTTTTTGGATGTCATTATCAGTGACTTACTGGGTACGTTCGTATCCGAATGGTATTAAGCCTATGAGAACAACAATAAAGATGTTTCTTCCTATCATAATGGCACTCTCCATCACATTTACATCCACAGCACAGTCAGCCGGCAGTTTTATCTCCGAGGAAGCGCAGGAATCGTGTGTAAAGTACGGTGAGGAATACGGCATCTGCCCGGAACTGCTTATGGCAATGATCGAGAAAGAATCTTCCGGCAGACCGGATGTGGAAAGTGGCGGTTGCAAAGGTCTGATGCAGATTTCAGACCGCTGGCACAAAGACCGAATGGAGCGCTTGGGAGTAACAGACATCTACTCCGTGGACGGCAATATCCATGTGGGAGCCGACTACTTGTCGGAATTGTTTGAAAAGTACTGTGATGTAGGAATTGTACTCATGGTTTACCACGGTGAGAAAAATGCAACAACTAAAACAGAATTAAGTGATTACGCAGACTGGATATTAACCAGGAGCGCAGAACTGGAAAGGATGAATGGAAAATGACGAACAGAGAGAAGTATGCGGAACAGATTCTTGATATTGCACTGGCTGGCGGTTCGGTTGCAGTAGACAAAAAAGGAAACATATGTAGATGCACTGATATTGGATGCAATAACTGCATATTTGCGGAAACTGAAACTGATGATAAGCGTTCTTGCGAAAAGAGAATTAAAGAATGGTCAAAGCAGGAATATGTAGAGCCTGCTGTTGACTGGTCTAAAGTGCCTGTTGATACAAAAATTTTGGTGAGAGGTTCAGAAGATGTACGGTGGAAAAGAAGACATTTCGCAAGATACGAAAGCAATATTGTTTTTGCATGGAACAGAGGTTGTACATCTTATTCTGTTGACGGATACGATGATGCTGCAGGTTGGAAGTATGCCAAACTTGCGGAGGAAGGAGAATGAGTGCCAAAAGGCGGTTTACAGTCAAAGGAGTAATCGGAAGATTCTTTTTCAATCCTAAAGAGTGGGAAATCGACCGTGAAACATCATTTTACTACCGACTGGTGAACCGTGAGACAGGAATGAAAAAATGGATAAGAAAGGAGTATTTCCATGTTGAAGAAAGAAATTATCCCCATCGTCCGTGCGAATGAGATTCTGATTACAGGATTGTTAGATGTAGGAATCTTGTATATCGGAGAGGACAACATGATCCACGTAACAGAAGACTGAAAGCCGGAGGAATGAGGAAATGGAAAGGAAAATCAGAAAAATCTTGGTAGAATTGGGGCTGAAACAGTACTTGCCGGGATTTCAGTACATCATCGAGGTTGAAACGCTGATGTTTGAGAACCGAAACAGAAGACTTTCTGAAATCTACCGGATTATCGGAGAGGAACACAGCACAACCAAGGAAAGCGTGTATCGGGCAATCAAGTGGGTTGTTGACAAGATAAACACAACCACAGAGTTGTACAAGAAAATCAACGAGACAGACAAGCCGGTCTCAATCTATATGTTTGTTAATTCACTGTATTTATATCTTTGGGAGGATAGGAAAAATGAGGATTAAGCACATCTTTTTGCAGAATTTCTGTAAATTCTATGGTTCTAACACACTGGACGCAGACATTTACGACCGGACAGAGATTTCCGGAGTGAATGAAACTGGAAAGTCCACAATCAAAAGAGCAATTCAGTATATTTTTGGATGCCGTGACGAGAACGGCAGAGAGATCACCGGAATCAGACCGCACGATAAGGGTGGCAATGACATTGACGGAGATATTACCGCAGAAGTTACCGTGGAGATTGACGGTACAGACAAGGTTCTGAAAAAAGTATGCCGTCAGAACTTCAATAAGAAAGGCGAGTTTACCGGCAACGTCACGGATTACTATGTGAATGATATTCCAAAAAAGGCAGCAGATTTTGAAGCATTTTTGGAAGAGAGTGTATGCGGAAAAGATAAGTTTTCACTTTGCATCAATGCCATGACACTTCTGCTGAAAGGTGGCACGGATCAGAGAGCAATTCTTGCTGATATGTTTGGTCAGCACAGTAATGATGATATTTGCGACATGTATCCGGAGTTTTCACCTTTGAAATCTGTACTGCATGACGGCACGGTTGATGAATTGAAAAAACGTTGCAACACACAGCTTTACGGCACAAGGGGCAGAAATGGCTCTAAGGGGTTACAGGATCAGCTGGATGATATACCAACAAGAATTGACGAGGTTAGCAAGCGTAGAGAAGATATTGACCTTGCGGAACTGGAATTACAGAAGAATGCACTGTTGGAAAAGCTTAATGACAACATTGAACAGCAGAACGACAATCAGAAGAGTATGAAAGAGTACGACAAGCTTTCAGATGGAATCATTGAGTTAAAAGGTCAGTTGAGCACATTACAGCAGAAAGCAAATGAAAAACTGGATGCTGATAGGCGAGAGAAACGCACAACACTGAATCAGATTCAGAATGAACACCAGAAAGAGTTACTTAAGGCAGATACCATTCGTGAAGAGATCACGGAACTGGAAAAGCGTATCGCACAGTATGAGCAGAAGAGACAGGATTTGAAGAAGAGTTGGGATTTGAATAAAAGCCTTAAATTTGATGAAAACTCTCTGGTTTGCTCCTACTGCGGACAGGAATATCCGGAAGAGAAGAAAGAGCAGTTAAGAACGGAGTTTGATACGCATAAGGCACATGAATTGGAACTGATTACCAAAGAGGGTTCTTCCTGTGCTGACCATATCAAAGCGGATCAGGCAGAACTGGAGCATAAGCGCAAGGAACTGAAAAAGACCGAGGATGAAGTGGAGCGGTTGGAAAAAGAGATTGCTATTGCTGATAATTCCTTAAATTCCATTCCGGCAAGCGTGGATATTTCCAACACAGAAGAATACAAAGCTATCCAGTCACAGATTGCTGAGAAAGAAGCTGCCATGAACCGCTATGCGGATATGCAGAGCATGAGAATTGAACTGAAATGCGCAGAGGAAGAAATTAGGGCAGATATTGAACAGGTAAACAAGAAACTGGCTAGCGTGAGCATTAACGAGAGCATTGATAAGCGGATCGCAGAACTGGAACAGGAGAGAAGAGATATTGCACAGAAGATTACGGATGTGCAGGCACAACTTGACCTGTTAAAGAAATTCAGCCGGAAGAAGAACGAACTGTTGGAAGCTGATGTGAACAAGTATCTTTCTTTCTGTACTGTGCGGATGTTCAGACCGCTTGTGAACGGTGATACCGAGGAATGTTGCGACTTTATCTACAAGGGAGAGCCTTACAGCCGGAACATGAACCACGGTGCGAAGATTCTGACAGAAATCGATATTTGCAGAGCGTTTCAGAAGAAGTGCGGTGTGGAGTTGCCGATTATGACAGACGATACCGAGAGCCTTGACCCTTGGAAGATTCCTGATGTTGACAGCCAGTTAATTATGTTCCGCAGAAGTGATGACAAAGAGTTGAAAGTGAGGGAAATGTAGATGCCTGATTATGATTTGAACAAGAAAGTGCCTATATCTGGCACAGATTTTACAAAAGCCGTTGCAGATGCCATGAAAACTGAACCGTTTGCAAGTATGGCTAGGGAAGTTACAGGTATAGAAGCAGTTTTCTTTTCTTTTAACGCAAGGGTAGGAAGATTCTTATTTGAGGAAAGGATAAGGGTGGAAAAGTAAATGCAGATTAAGAAAGAAACAGTCATTTCCGTTCTGACAACGAACGGTGAAACAATCAATGCCGGTGACACCGTGGTTTTTAATGCAGAGGGCAAGTGCTACACGGGAGTTTACATGGGTCTGACAGATCGTGGAGCCTTGAAATTCAAGGGAAAGATTTCCGGTACTGATGTCACATGGAACGTGATGCCTAAGAGCATTATGGAAATTTGCAAGGCTGATGTAAAAGTGAAAAATGATGAATTTGGCAAGTTTATGAACGAGCCGGAAAGTGAGAAATAAGGATATGGAAAAACGTAAATTTAAAGTTGGAGAAAGATACAAAAGCAGAATGATTTTAGACAATGCTGCGGTAATTGAAATCACAGAAATCAATGGTGACTTTGTTTCTTACAAAGATGTCGAAAGAGAAACTAGTGGTAGGAAAATGTTTGAAATTGGTTCTATATTTTCTGATAATTTGGAAAAAGTCGGAAGTGAAACCATAGTAATCTACCGCAAGGACAACAAAGTAGTTGCACTGGACAAATCCACTGGCAAGAAAGCAGAAGCCAAGTGCAATCCGGTTGATGAATTTGATTTTCATGTAGGTGCTAAGTTGGCTTTTAATCGGCTGATGGGCGAAGATGTCAAGTCTGATAACGGTGTTCGTGAGGTAAAGAGAAAAGCTAAAGTCGGTGAGTACATCAAAATTGTGGATGCGATGCCTTATTTGATTCCTTATAAAAACGGAGATATATTTAAGGTTATTTCTACAAGTAAACCTGGAGTTGTAATTGAGAAAGACGGAAAACCAGTTACATCGGCATGGCACAGAGAGTACGTGGTTCTCGAAAACTACAAGCCGGAGAAAGAACCGGAGAAGAAAGATGAAATCTGCGTGGGAGATACCGTAAAGGTCACAGATTCTGGTAAGCAGTACAGAGCATACGGTAAATGGAGCGGTCTTAATGGATACAAACAGAATTTTGTCTATGGTTCAGCCGTTAGCACAGAAGATAAATACAAGGTTTTGGCAATTAAGAAGCACGACGATTATTACACCAAAACACTTGCATTGATTCAGAATCCCAAGACAACACAGGTATTCATCATTAACATTAAAGGACTTAAGAAAGTAGAAAGGTAGGTAGCAGCATGGCAGACGAAAAGAAACAGGAAAACACAGGAATTGTGGAATACGAATCAAATGGGGAAATTGTAAAAATTTCCCCAACAACGGTAAGAAAGTACCTTGTAAGCGGTGGTGGAAACGTATCGGATCAGGAAGTAATGATGTTTATGTCTCTTTGCAGATATCAGCATCTTAATCCTTTTTTGAAAGAAGCATACCTCATTAAGTTTGGAAACAATGATCCTGCTACGATTGTTACCGGAAAAGATGTTTTTACAAAAAGAGCCGATGCAAATCCGAATTATGCAGGAAAAAAAGCAGGAATTATTGTTCAGAAGAAAGATGGTTCCGTTGAAGAAAGAGAAGGATCTTTTGTCCTTAAGGACGAATCTATTGTAGGAGGTTGGGCTAAAGTGTTTATCAAAGGAAGAGAGACACCGGAGTACCAGTCAGTATCTTTCGATGAATATGTTGGAAGAAAAAAAGATGGAACAATCAACGGTCAATGGTCTAAAAAGCCTGCAACAATGATAAGAAAAGTTGCTGTTGTACAGGCATTAAGAGAAGCTTTTCCTGATAAATTCCAAGGCCTGTATGTACAGGAAGAATTCCCTGATGTTTCCGATGTGAAACTTGATGTAGAAAAAGTTGCAGCAGAGGAAATTCAGGCAAACGCAAATTCTGTTGATTTTCCCGATGCAAATTTTGAGGAAGTCACCACGGACAGCACGGAACAGACCATTGCTAACGCAGAGACACCGGATTGCTTTAAGTAGGAGGAAAACAGATTATGATTTTTGTAAAAGTAGGTATTGTACTGTGGGTTGCGTTTTTTATTGTTCGGTTTTTTGTATGTTCATCTATTAACACAATAGAAAAAATCACTATTGCATACACCGGAAAAATCAAAATGACACCGATGAGATTTATTATGCTTATTTTATTTATCTCAGCTATTGCAGACAGCTTCACAGCACTGATTTGGTTTTTGTTTTTCAGATAGTGAGGTATCAGCTGATGAAACTAAAATGTTTAGGTTCCGGTTCTTCCGGCAACTGTTATGCACTGGCAGCAGATAACGGTGAAACACTTTTACTGGATGCAGGACTTCCTATCATGGACATAAAACGTGGTCTTAACTGGAATATTAAGTGTGTTGTGGGTGCGATATGCACCCACAGCCACAAGGATCATTCTCAATCGGTAGTGGATTTGGAAGTCATGGGAATACCTGTGTTCAAACCGTATGAAAGTCTTGAACCTATTGCAATCGGAAAATGTGAGTGGAGAATACAGGGATTTGACCTGACAACACTGGACGGCAAATGGACGCACACGAACGCAGACGGTACGGAATGTCCTTGTTATGGATTTCTGATAACCCACCCGGAAATGGGAAAACTTCTGTACATTACCGACACGGAATTTTGCAAGTGGAGATTTGCAGATGTAAACCACATTTTAATCTCATGTAACTATCAGAAGAAGTACATTGATGATGAAAATGTTGCGAAAAGGAATCACGTTTTTCGTGGTCACATGGAACTTGGAACTGTGAAAGATTTTGTGATGGCTAACAAAACAGATAGCTTGCAAAACGTCATATTGTGCCATTTAAGCCGTGATAATGCAGAACCCAGTGAATGTGTCGCAGAGGTCAAAAAGATTGCTCCTATGGCTTATGTGGACGTTGCACAGGGCGGTAAAGAATGGATTTTGAGGAATGGAAAGGAGTGTCCGTTTTGAGTGGTGGAAGTTTTGGTTATTTGTGCTACAAAGATGTGCCGGAGTTGATGGAGCCGTCAGGTATCTCCGAACTTGAAAGCATGGTTCAGCACTTACAGGCGTATGGTTACGAGGACATAGCACGAGATACACAGCGGTTGATTGAGTACATCCAGTCAGCAAGTATCAGAATTGAGGTTTTGAGTGAGAATCTTAACGGTGTTTTCCATGCGGTAGAGTGGCATGGGAGCGGAGACATCGGAAGAAAAGAAATGATTACAGAACTGGAAAAGTACAGAAAGGGTGGTGCGAATGGCTGATTGGAAGAAAATCTATGCTATGAAAGCAGAACGTGAGAAAAGAATAAAACAGATATGCCCCGAAATATCGAATGTTAGCGGAATCTATTTATTCTACAGAGTGGACGAAGCAGGAATCAGAAGAGGATATTGTGGGCAAGCTGTCAAACTTTTGGAGCGGACATCTTCTCACCTTGCGGAATACGACCATATAGCATTGAGCCTTAAAAAACATGGTTTTAAGAGTAAAGACAATCCGCATGGGTGGTCATTACATTTTTTAATTTGTGGGTTATCAGAACTTGATGAAAAAGAAGTTGAGTATATTAAAAAATGCTCTGACAGTGGTATTCAGATGTATAACGTCACGGCAGGAAGCCAAGGAAAAGGAAAGCAAGTAACAGGGCAATACAAACAGCCTAAAACCTATTCACAAGGCATTCAGCAAGGCAGAATCAACCTTGCAAGGGAACTTGCGAACATTGCCGACAAGCATCTTGTCATAGGTTTGAAGCCGGAGAAGCAAAATAATTCAGTGTCGCAAAGACAATTTGTTCGGTTTATGGAACTTTTGCATGGAGAAAAGGACGGTAGTAGTGATGAGGAGAGTTGATAAAAGCAAGAAATCTAACACAAGATGCAGTAATTGCGAGTTTTGGGATAGAGAATTATCCGATAGTGGTTTCTGCAAATTGCATGAGAAAAACAAAAACTATTGGAATCGTTGCAAGAACTTTAAGTGGTCCGAAGATATAGAGGATAAGAACGATGGTTAAATACAAAGATGAATACTGCGGATGTGCTACTGAAAGTTATCCTTGTCTCGGCAGCAGTTGTCCGAACCGTAATGTGAAAAATCTTTACTGTGACGAATGCGATGATGAAGTCGAGGAACTTTACGATTTTGAGGGCATCCAGTTGTGTAATGAGTGATTGTTAAAGAAGTTTGAGAAGATTACATGAGTGAAAAAAATTACGATTGTAGCTGTTGGAATGAGTACCCAAACACAATGCACTCAATCAACGGACGTACTCACAAACCATATCAGAGTTGTAAATGGAAATGTGTTGATTGCTACGAATATGCAGGAAAGTCAGAATTTGGTGCTACTCATTGCAAAAAGAAAGAGCCAGAACTTGAAAAGAGGTGATACATAAAATGCCAAAACAATATGACAATCCGCAGGAAATTTTGAAAATCATGCGGCAGACAGAACTTTTGAAGCAGTCTGCGGAAAGAAGTCCATTCACTGGGATACTGACACTGTTCTGCTATACCTTGTGGAAAGACTACAAGTACTCACAGACGAAACTTTCCGACTTCTGCGGTAAATTTATCGAGTACAACGAAAAGTACGAGAATGAGCCTTATACGGAGTTACAGGGCAAGCTTAACGATTTTGCAGACTGGACGATTGAGTACAAGGAATTTACTGAAGCTGATTTTCCACATTACAAGTCGGCAGTAGCACAGAACTGCATCCGGGAACAGGTCAGATGTAACAACAGAATCAATGAGTTGTCCACAAGGTACATCCTATATGGAATGGTAATTCTTATGGAAGATGGATTTAGTAAGAAGAAGCTGACGAATTTCAAGGATAAGTTTTCTGACCACATGGACAAAGCCGGAGACAAGTGTAACGGAAAGGATTTCATGGACTTGTGGAAAGAACTGGTGGAAAACACCGGAATCTATATAGAGAAGCCTATTTTTGAGTAAGGAGTTCTAAATGGCAGAAAAACGAATGTTCAGTTCGAAAATAATTGAGAGTGATGCTTTTTTGGATATTCCTGCTACGGCTCAAATGCTTTATTTCCATATCTGCATGAACGCTGACGATGACGGATTTGTGAACAATCCACGGAAAATCATAAGGATGTGCGGCGCTTCTGATGATGATTTGAAGATACTTATAGACAGCAGATTCCTGCTATCTTTTGATAGCGGTGTTGTGCTGGTAAAGCACTGGCGCATTCACAACTACATTCCACCAGATCGTTACAAGCCATCGTGCTACGTGGATGAAAAAAGCAAAATAGGTGTAAAGCTAAACGGAGCATACACCACAGACCCTAAAAAGATGGTTTCTCCCGTAGAGGGAAATCCAAAGAAGCGTTGTTACGACAACGAAATCAAACTTGATAAGAGGTGATATAAATGCAAATGACAGGCTATGAATTGTTGGAAAATTATGAAAAAGCGGAGGATAAGGACAAACAGATTCAGATTCTTGCGGATTTGAACCACATTCCGGTTGATATGGTGAGTTTTGTGATTGATAAAAGTGAGAAATTCGATGCTTCAGAGACACCGTTATCCACAGAAGAATTTGCCAAGTGGTGCGAAACGGAACTTGACCGTGTGGATAATCACATTCATGCACAGGAAATATATTATAGAGAACTTTGCAATGTATACAGAATCGCAAGTACATACGGGAAAAGGAGTGTAGTTGTATGAGAGAGGGAACAGGAAACTTTCAGAACGACGACTTACTCTACATGGCTACACATACGGTTGCTGATGCTATTAGAATCGGACGCACGAAGCCGTATGAGTGCAGATATCCAGTGATGGCGGAGAGACCGAGGATTCCGGAAAGGAGCAAGGATGGAGAGACTGACAGAAAGAAATCCGTCATGGATTGATGATGAAATGTGGGAAAGGGCATGCGAACCGGATTGTGAGGCAATAGATGCAGTTTATCGAAAACTCAAAGCCTATGAGGATGCCGAGGAACAGGAATTGTTACTGCGGTTGCCTTGCAAGGTGGGAGATACAGTTTATGTAGTCACTTCTCCATTTAATGTGTTTGATGATATTGAATATGATGAGAACATGAAAGACGAAGTCTATGAAGCTTATGTTTCTAGTGTATCATTTTATGAAAGCGGAGAACAATATAGAATTTACGCTAAGGTAACAAATCATTTTATAGGAGTATATTTTAGAGAATGTGATTTTGGCAAAATAGTATTCTTAACAAAAAACGAAGCCGAAGCCAAACTGGCAGAAATGGAAGGTGCGGAATGAAGAGAGAAGAAGCTATTTACTGCTTAAAGGCTCAGAGCGAACGGTACTCAGAGGTTTGTGAAGAATGTCATCTGTACGGACAAACAGGAGTAGATCATTGCTGTGAGGAAGCATTACAAATGGCAATCACCGCCTTGCAGAATCAGCCGGTGTGGATTCCGGTGAGTGAGAGACTGCCGGAGGAATCATATGGATGTTTGGTAACTGTTATGGATTGTGAGCCGTCAACACAAACGGATTTTGAAAATATACTTCCGTATTTTGTCGGATATGACGGTCACGGATGGAACAATGCAGACGGAGAGACAATTACATTTGAAGTTATTGCCTGGATGCCACTGCCGGAGCCGTACCGGGAAAGCGAGGTAGATAATGGCGAAGTGTAATAACTGCAAGAATTTAGAAACAAAGGATAATGGTTTTGATGCGTACTCATGGTGCGAGAAAATCAACGACTGTCCACATGAGGACATAGAAAGAGACTGCGAGCACTACGTACCTATGATCAACGCAGACCGGATCAGGAGCATGACTGACGAGGAGTTGGCGATGGCACTATTATGTGTTTTGCGGAATTTAAGAAAGAAAGCGAGGAATAATAATGAAGACAGTAACAATCGAACTTATTGACGGATATTTTATCGAGGTGGACGAACTGAACCACACTCTTAAGCAGAGATACCAGGGAGAGACCAAGGATGGCGAGAAAAAGCCTGCGGAGAGAATTATCGGATATTATTCCAGTGTCAGAGCGTGCGTGGAACGCATTGTAAAGCTTATTCCACTTGATGAAAACGATGGCAAGGTAATTTCTATGCGCGAGTATGTTGACGAGGTTGAAAAAGCCTTTAAGAGAGTTTCCGAGTTGAAGTTGTAGGAGGAAGTAGACATGATTGATGAAGTCTTCAATGTGATGAAATGCTTTCCGAAGAGTTATCTTACTCAATTTGGAGAACTTATTTTATCAGACAAAGGGAATGTATATTTTACAGCAAAAGGCTGTAAGACACAGAAAGATATTATCTGCAAACTTTTAGAGTGGTGCTCCAGACCCATTGCAAAAGGAGGACCTTACCGCCAAGAGAAGAGAAATAGAGAATGGAGAGAAATACTTCTTTTTGGATACAACAAATATCTCGGAACACAATTTACACAAGAGGATATGTACTGGATATACGATAAACTTGGTAATGCGGTCGATCATGAATTAACAATCAAATTTATAGAAAGTGGATATGATTTGAAACTTTTATATCCACAGAAGGGAGAGTAGCCATGACGGTGAATGAAAAAGCAATAGAACAGCTTGAAAGAATCAGTAAGAACCTTGGACTTATCGGAGAAGTAGAAGATTGGACAGAGGTTGCCATCCAGGCACTGGAAGAAGTGCAGCAGTACCGCCAGATCGGTACGGTGGAGAAATGCTTGCGGAATAAGGATTTCTTGGATTTTCTTTCCGATAAAATGAACCCAAATGATTTTGAAACATACTTGCGCTTATACAATGCGTTGGAAGAAAAGGGGTGTGAAGAATGAGTGAAGAACTTAAGCCGTGTCCGTTTTGTGGACACAGCATAGATATTGAAAAAGATGTGTATGAACCTAGTAGGGATTGGCACCCAACATTCATAGATCCGGACAGTGGCGGTGATCCTATTAACATCCATTGCAAGTGTGGTTTAGAGTTTTGCACTGGTACATATGACTGGAGCGAATTTGTGAAAGCATGGAACAGGAGGGCGAACGATGGGAAGATTGATTGATACGGATAAATCAAAAGCGGATTTAGAAAAAGCAATTTCAAAGAACGAAGATATGGATTGCTTAGACTTTTTACGTGCTGCCTCTGTTATTGATGCGCAGCCGACCGCCTACGACCCGGACAAGGTTGTGAAGCAGTTGGAAGAACGCACAGCATTCCTTAAAGACTGTACAAAGTATGGAAATAAGACAACAGAGCAGCAGTCAAAATCTTACGACACTATGATGATGTACGAAGTCAAGGATTTGGTAGATGATTTGTTGGAGATTGTAAAGGCAGGTGGAACAGATGGCAATTAAACCGATTTTATTCAACACCGAGATGGTTCGGGCGATTCTGGAAGGGAGAAAGAGTTGTACGAGGCGAATCAATAAAGATGCAAATGAGTATACCGTACCTGATATGGATTTTTACAATGCTGACAGGCGGACTTACGCAGTACATAATTATTCGGACAAAGAACACAAAAATAAGTTAAGTATAGCAGAACGTACCTGCCCTATCTGCCCGGGGGATGTTCTGTATATTCGCGAGACATGGACGGAGGAATGTGGAAAATATTATTATCGTGCGGACTATGACAGCGATTATTTAGACCCATGTGAAACCTTATCTGGTGGTTATCCGGCAAGTTGCAGAAATCATCCTGGATGTGACGGATGTATGGCAACTTCAACGAGAATACATTGGCACCCATCAATCCACATGCCGAAAGAAGCAGCTCGTATCTGGCTGAAAGTTACGGATGTAAGAGTAGAGCGGTTGCAGGATATGACAGACGATGATGCAGAAGCAGAGGGATGTTTCGATTATACATCAACAGCACTTGGTTTTCCCGATGTATGGGATTCCACCATCAAGAAATCCGATCTTGACAGTTACGGCTGGGATGCGAATCCGTGGGTGTGGGTTATCGAATTTGAGCGGTGCGAAAAGCCGGAAGGAGTGTGAATATGGCAAAAGCAGTGTTGGTAATGGATATGCCGGAATGTTGTGCTGATTGTAGAGTTGCAACCAGTGATTTAGAAGGATTATATCATTGTGCAATAACAGATAATTATTATTCCATAGACGAAAGTCTTAATGGAAGAGATAGTTCGTGTCCGCTCCTGGAACTGCCGGAGAAAAGACGTACAGTAGGGAAAGAAAGTGAGAATGACAAACTGATGTTGAATGCAGGATATAATGCTTGCTTAGATGAAATCTTAAAGGAGTGTGATGCAGATGGAACCCATTGATTACACCGCCCTGTACGAGCAGAACGAGGACTTTAAGAGGTACGTTGACCGATACTGCGTAAAGCACCGAATCAGCGTTGCAGAAGCCTTACAGCACTACCTTGTGCGCATGGCAGGACGGATGTACAAGGAACAAGCAGAAACGATAGTTAGATAAAACCAAGAAAGGAGCCGAGACTCTGGCCAGAGTGAAGCATATGCGGTCTCCTTGAAAAAATGAAAAAATTAAAATGTGAGATTTACAGAGATTCAATGCAGAACTATAAGAAATATGCCATACCTCCGGCACAGCTTATCATTGCCGATGTCCCGTATAATGTCGGCAAGAACTTCTACGGCAGTAACCCTATGTGGTACAACGGTGGGGATAATAAGAACGGAGAAAGCAAGCTGGCAGGCAAGGCGGCATTCAATTCCGATTTCAACTTTAATCTGTATGAGTATTTCCATTTCTGCTCAAAGATGCTGAAAAAAGAAGACAAGAATATCGTTACCAGGGGAAGAAGTAGCAACAGTCCTTGCATGATCGTGTTCTGCTCTTTTGAACAGATGCCTACGCTGATTGATGCCGCCTATAAGCATGGATTCGTCCATTACATACCGCTTGTATTTGTGAAAAATTATAGTCCGCAGGTGTTGAAAGCTAACATGAGAGTTGTTGGAGCAACGGAGTATGCTCTTGTGTTCTACCGTGACAAGCTGCCGAAGTTCAGGAACGGTGCAAAGGTTGACGAGGACGGAAAGACGATCCGTGGCACTGGGAAAATGATTTTTAACTGGTTCAGTTGGGAGAAAGACGGAAAAGATATTCCGAAAATCCATCCGGCGCAGAAGCCGGTAGCGGTGCTGAAAAAACTGATAGAGATTTTTACAGATCCCGGTGATGTAGTGATTGATCCTTGCTGTGGCAGCGGTAGTACCTTGAGAGCAGCCGCAGAATCCGGCAGAAGTGCTTTCGGATTTGAGATTGACCGCAACTTTTATCAGAGAGCCAAAAATGAGATGATTGTCTTTGAAAGAGATAATCAGATTAGTTTTGAGGATATTCCGGGGGTGATGCCGTAATGGATTTTGGATATTACAACATGGATTGCATGGATGGGATGAAAGAGTTCCCGGATGGTTACTTTGACCTTGCGATTGTGGATCCACCGTATGGTATTGGAGAAAATGGGGATAAAAACCATACAAGAGGTAGCCTGGCAAAAGCAAAGGATTACAAGAGTTTTAGCGGAATGGATATAAAGCCACCAAACGAAAAATATTTCGATGAACTGTTTAGAGTGTCAAAAAATCAGATTATTTGGGGGGCAAATCATTTTATAAGCAAAATGCCGTTTGATAGTAGTTGTTGGATTGTTTGGGATAAAGATAATGGAAATACTGATTTTGCTGATTGTGAACTTGCATGGACTTCGTTCAGTACTGCAGTAAGGAAGATTAAATATAGGTGGAACGGAATGCTTCAGCAAAATATGAAACACAAAGAAAACCGTATCCACCCTACACAAAAGCCAGTGGCACTATATGAATGGCTTCTGAACCGCTATGCAAAGCCCGGAGACATTATCTTGGACACACATGTAGGCAGTGCCAGCAGCTTGATAGCCTGCTACAGAACCAACCATCCATATGTTGGCTTTGAACTGGACAAGCATTATTATGATTTGTCAAAAAAGAGATTAGATGCAGAAATGGCACAAATGCGATTATCTGATTTTATGCCGGAGGTGATGCCATGATTAACGGAGAACTGATTGTTAACAACTTTGCTATATGCAGAGGAAGTGAAATCAGGAACTAAAAAATTTTGAGTTTCTATTAAAAATGACAAAAAGAAGATGTATGAAAATACACCACCCTGAATCTGTGTGTATGGCAGAGCGATTTGTTTTGTTTCATAATACAAGATTTAGAATCGGATTAGCATATCATGAATATTGGTGTTGTGAATGCCGCAAACAAAGGAAAATATGGTTTATCTGTTAGTTATGAAAAATGAAAGAGAGACAAAATATGAAAAAAATACTGGATGCCTGTTGCGGTAGCAGGATGTTTTGGTTTGACCGCCAGAACCCGGATGTCATATTTGCAGACAACCGGGAGGTAGAAACAACCTTGTGTGACGGTAGATCTCTTCTGGTAAAGCCGGATGTGCATATGGATTTCCGAGATATGCCGTACACTGATAACAGTTTTAAGATCGTGGTATTTGATCCTCCGCATCTTATCCATGCCGGTACAGGGTCATGGCTCCGGCAGAAATACGGAGTGCTTCCGGCAGATTGGCCAACGTACTTGAAAACCGGATTTGATGAGTGCATGAGGGTGCTTGAACCGTATGGACTACTTGTCTTTAAATGGAATGAGGATCAGATCAAATTATCGGAAGTGCTGAAAGCATTTGGTACGAAACCATTGTTGGGAGATCAGAGAGGTAAGACCCGTTGGTTGCTTTTTATGAAGTAAACTGGAATATTAAGATTTATGGAGGCATTTGTATGAGAAAAATACATGAATGTGCAGAAGATATAAAAAATATTTTAAATGATGCAGAACGAACCGAAGAGGTTGACGGAGATATGCTATGTAGTATTAATGAGTTGGTGGATGAAATTTTATCAATATATTGTTTAGAAAAACAACAAAGAAAAATGGCTATAGCTGAAGAAAATGAGATTCTTTCAGAAGAGGCTAAAAAAGCAGGATGGAAGTCTGGTGTTATGAACATCTAAACTGAAATTTAGTGAAGAAAGGAAGAAGAATATGGCTAAAGCAGTATTAGTGATGGATATGCCGGAATCATGTAGCAAATGTCAATTTCTGTATGAATTTCAAGGAATCAAAAAATGTCAGCTTATGAATGTCCTCAATAATGGAGCATCAATGCTGTCACAGAATACATTTACAAAGAAACGGCATGATAAATGTCCGCTCCAGGAACTGCCGGAACGTGAAAAAGAGATGACCGATGCCGATGACCTCGGAAAGGATTATGTCAGAGGAACAATGGACGGTTGTAATGCTTGCCTGGATGAAATAGAATCTATAATTTAGTGAAGGAGAATGGCTTATGAAGTTGTCGAAACTGACTAAGCCAGAACTTGAAGAAATCTTCCGGAACGCCAATTTCACGGAAGAGGAAGAGAAAGTGTTTTGGGATTTGTCTAAAGGAATTTCTCAAAAAGAAATATCCTTTAGACATTCCGTATCAATAACTACAGTAGAAAGAAGAGTAAGGTCTATAAAAAATAAGCTTAAGCGGTTAGAAGGTGATAGATTTGGAACTTTCTAATATGGAAATATTGCAATATGCCGTTAGCAATGGTATGATTGACACGGAATCTTTGCAAAAAAGCATTGAAATGAAAAAGAAAGAGGAGTATCTGAAGAAACACCAATACGCAATCAACAAAGGCAAAGACGGATACTGGAGAACTTATTTGCCGGATGAGAAAAAAGGAAGGAGACTTGTAAAAAAGAAAAGCGAGGAAGATCTCAAAGAAGAAGTTATTGAGTTTTACTACCAAAAAGAGCAAAACCCAACAGTTACAGAAGTGTTTTACGAATGTGAAGACCGGAGATTGTCTCTTAAAAAGATATGTAAAGCAACATACGACAGAGACGAGAGATATTTTCTCAGACACTATGGAGAGTTGGGAAAGCGAAGAATAAAATCAATATCAGAAGATGAATGGGGGGATTTTTTAGAGGAAGAAATTGCCGATAAAGAGTTGACACCTAAATCATTTTCCGGTCTAAAAGGAATTACAAGAACATTTCTTAAAAGAGCTAAAAAACGCAAACTTATTGATTTTAATATCGTAGAACTGTTTGATAATCTTGACGTATCTGATAGTGATTTTAAAAAAGTAATAAAAGAAGACTATGAAGAAGTATTCGACGAATATGAAACTGATGTAATGATTAAGTATCTTGTCAGCCACCTTGATACTTCTAATGTTGCAATATTGCTTATGTTTTTAACTGGTGTGCGTATCGGAGAAGTTGTAACATTAAGACATTCCGATTTTTTTGATAATACTTTTAACGTTCGCAGAACGGAGACGAAGTATAAAGACGAAAACGGAAACAATGTTGTTGAAGTAAAAGAGTATCCTAAAACCAAGGCAGGAATCAGAACAGCAATTATACCGAATGATTATGTATGGATTTGTGATAAAATAAAGTACATGAATCCATTTGGAGATTACATTTTTACCAAAAATGATATCAGGGTTACTGCACAGGCGGTTAGGCAAAGGCAAAAAAGGCTTTGCAGAAAATTGAAAATTTATCCAAAGCCACCGCACAAAGTAAGAAAGACATATGGAACTATTCTTATGGATAACAATGTAGACAAAAGACTTGTCATGGATCAGATGGGGCATACAGATATTATGACTTCAGAAATACACTATCATAGGAATAGGAAAACCATTGAAAAGAAATCGTCTATTTTGAGTAGTATCCCAGATTTACAGGCAAGGTGATTTGACTACTATTTTTGCGAAAGTAGTCAAAAGTAATCAACAAAAAACACCTAGAAAGCCAGTAAATATGCGGAAAGTAAGAGGAATAGAGTGGGGTTCGAGCCCCCTTGCTTCCACTCGAAAAAGCTGATAAAATGGGCATTCCCGGGCAATGGGTAGTCGAATAGTAGTCAAAATAGTAGTCAAGCCTAAAACGAAAGGAGTTTTTTGCAAAGATTCCAATAATTTTATAGTGAATGAAATGTGACGGATACATGACGGGTAGACCGTCTTTTTTTATGCCAAAATTTAAGCATAAGGAGGAATGACCTTATGGCAAAATTCAGATTTTCAGATGAAGCACTGGAACGTATTTTTAGTAAAGAACAGATGGGAAGTGTTCCGCTTAAATATCAATCAATCGTAGTCCATGCCGCAGAGGAAGTTATAGGAGAACTTGGCAATGCTTATGAATTTCAGTCCGTTGGGACTTTTGAACAAACCGACATATCAGACACTTGATGAAGTGGAAATTGCGAAACAGATAGAATCAATGGAAGAAAAGGAGAATAGCCATGCCACAGCCTATTATGAATCCGAACTATTTCAATCCGCAGTATAGAACACCTATGTACGGACAGTTTATGCCACAACAGGAACAATTCCAACCACAGCAGTTTATGCAACAGCCACAGCAAAACGCAGTACAGATGTACGGTCGCATTGTGCCAGCGCAGGAATGCATAGCACCGAATGAGGTTCCTATGGATGGCAATACGGCATTTTTCCCTAAACAGGATATGTCAGAGATCTATGCTAAATCATGGGGAGCAGATGGGAAAATTTATACAAGGCTCTATAAGCCTGTTTTGGAAGATAACGATAACAATTCACTGCAGACCGCAGAAAAGACGAAATTTGACCTATCAGACGAAGCTACAGAGGTATTTATGAAGCGGTTTGATGAACTGGAGCAAAAGATTGAGCAGTTAAAATCTTCGCAATCGCAAAGAAAATCTTCACAGACACAAAGAAAGGAAGATGCTGAATGAATCAACAGATGATGCAAATTCTTAATCAGATTAAAGGTATTTGCAATCCACAAAAGGCGGCTATGCAAGCACTCCAACAGGCGGCATCTAGTGGAAATCTTATGGCAACAAATATTTTAAGCAAAATCAACAATGGGGATATGAATGGTGCCGGACAGATTTTGAATAACTGTATGGATACTAATGGAATCAACATGAATGAGATAAGAAGTTTTTTTGGAATGTAGTACATTTTGGGTTGTGCGCACAGAAAACCGGGTATCCCATTTGTAAATAAAACAAATGGAGGTAACAAAATGTTTAACGCTACATCTCCCAGTCTGGCAGACATTGCTGCTGTGACTGGAAACAACAGAAACGATGGTATGTGGGATAATGGTGCATGGTGGATCGTGATTCTCTTAATCTTTGGTTGGGGAGGTTTTGGAAATTTCGGTGGAAACGGCATGAATGGCGGTGTAGGTTCTGAGGTTCAGAGAGGTTTTGACACTCAGGCTATCATCGGTAAGCTGGACGGAATCAACAACGGTCTGTGTGACGGATTTTACGCTGTAAACAACGGTATGCTTACCGGATTTAATGGCGTAAATACCAACATTTTACAGACTGGCTATGGTATCCAACAGGCTATCAATGCAGACACCGTAGCAGGAATGCAGAATGCTAACGCTTTACAGGCACAGTTAGCACAGTGCTGCTGCGATACTCGTGAAGCTATCCAGGGTGTGAACTACAATATGGCAACGAATACTTGCGCATTGCAGAACACCATGAATAACAACACTCGTGATATTATCGACAGTCAGAATGCCGGTACGAGAGCAATCCTTGACTACTTATGCCAAGACAAGATTGCAACTTTACAGGCAGAGAATAACGATCTGCGCAGAGCAGCTTCACAGGATCGGCAGAATGCACTTCTCACTACTCAGATGGCGGCTCAGACACAGCAGATCATCAACACTGTGAAACCTGCACCTATTCCTGCATATCAGGTTCCCAACCCTAACGTATATTACGGGTGTGGTTGCAACACTGGTTGCGGATGTTAAAACTGCATATCGAGTAACTTAACCTTATGGTTATGTCTGCTATGCAGAATTACTGAAAACATGGGGCAGACTACATGGTTTGCCCCTATTATTTTGAAAGAGAGGTATTTATTATGGCTGAATATACAGCAGTAGCATTACAGACTGTGGCAGCAGGAGCAGACGTTGCCCTTACCGAAACTGCCGTGAACGGAAGTAACTGTATCACTCATAGAGAGGGATCCGGAATTGTAAAACTTAGAGGTATCACTAATCAGTGCCGGGCAAGATTCCTTGTAAGCTATTCCGGAAACATTCAGATTCCCACTGGTGGAACTGTTGGGGAAATTTCCCTTGCGCTGGCAGTAGACGGAGAACCTTTACAGTCCACAAGAATGATTGTAACTCCGGCAGCAGTAGAGAATTTCTTTAATGTTTCTGCGCAGGCTTACATTGATGTCCCTCGTGGATGTTGCAGCACGGTAGCGGTTCAGAACACTTCCACACAGGCTATTGAAGTGCAGAGCAGTAATTTAATTGCCGTTCGTGAAGCGTAGGAGGTGAAAAATCATGGATGTTAAAAGAATGCATGAAATGATTGAAAAACTTTCTGAATGCGCTAAAACGCAGTTTGACAAGGGTATCGACCATGTAGACACTTGCGAAATGGGAAAGGTCATCGACATGATGAAAGACTTATCCGAAGCAATGTACTACCGGGAGCTGACAAAAACCATGCAGGACTATGACCCGGACGAAAACATGGAAATGTTTGAACGTTATGGTGACGGTGGCAAGCGTTTCTACGACCATTACCGCTATTCTGACGGAAGATTTGCACCTAAAGGTCGTGGAACCTACCGCAGAGGGTATGAAGAGCCACCCTATTATCACATGACCCCGGAAATGTATCATCGTGACATGGACAGAGACATGGGGCGTATGTACTACACAGAAACTTCTTCATCCGGTATTCGTGATGCAAGAGAGGGCAGAAGCGGAATGAGCCGTAGAGCCTACATGGAAAATAAGGAACTGCACAAGGCTAATACTCCTGCGGACAAGGAAGCAAAAGTGCGTGACCTGAACACCTACATGACGGAACTGGCAACGGATATGTCCGAAATAATCAATGATGCCACACCGGAAGAGAAGTCTGTCCTTAAAAGCAAGCTGTCTGCACTGGTAACAAAAATCGGATAACACACATAAGGGGCTTATTTAGCCCCTTTTATGTTGGAGGTGGTAAGATGTTCACGATAAATGGAATCGTTTGGAATTTAAGGCTTGTAGAGCCACACAGCACTATGTTAATGCGTTCTGATAATACATACACGTTTGGAATGACAGACCGAAATACACAGTGCATTTATATTTCAAACAGAATCAATGGCTCATTCTTTGACCGTGTTCTCTGCCATGAGTTGTGCCATGCGTTCTGCCTATCCTACAATCTGACTATGGATATTCAGACAGAAGAAATTGTTGCTGATTTTTTGGCTACCTACGGAAGAGAAGTGTTTGCGCTGGCTGATGAACTGATAAGCGGATACATGGAAAGAATGGCATAGAAAAGACCCCTGTTATGGGGTCTCTTCTTTTGTGCAGTCCTCTAAATCTTTCTGAAGAATTTTAGATGCAAGGTCTGAAAGCTGTGGGAAGTAGGTGATTACTTCGGAATTTCTGCACTTGTAGTTTCCGGTCATTGTAATGTAAATTCTTTTTGCTTCATCAAAATTATACGTTCTTCCCAAAACTTCAAGTAAGTGATGCATATATTCCTTTGATGTAATGTCGTAGCAACGGCAGATGTAATTGATTTTGCCACGGTTGATGCAGAACCAGTCTGTTTCAAACTCTAATGTCGGCTTTTCCTCGATTGCTGTTGTGGGTTGCTGATTCTTTACCGCAAAATAAGCATCCACAAGAGCATCTTGCACTTTCCATGACAAATCATCATTAAACGGCTTCACTACTTTAAGATATCCACGCTCTGTAAGAACAGTAAGACCACTAGGAGCAATTATTCCGAACAATGATTTTGCTTCGTATGTTTGGCATACGAAGTAGTCTACACCTTTTAAAAAATGTTTTTTGTTTCTGTTGAATGTTGTTCTCGCAGTTCCGCTTGGTCTTCGATGTACTTCATCAATATCCCTAAAAGTCACTACTCTCTGTCCGTTGTACTCACGGATAGAAAGTTCTGTACCCTCAACGTTTACCAGTTCCGTCATATGCTACCTCCTAAATCTGTGGAACGTAAGAACCATTCATAATACCGATTGCCAGCTTCATTCCCTCTACGGCATAGTAGTTAATAGTTTTCACTTCACATTCTGAAAAAGAATCCATGAGTTCTTCAAAGACATTTTCACTCACGATTTCCTGAAGCTTATCAAAGAACGGCTTAAAATATTCTGATGATTTATCTCCTTTTTCCGCAGTGTTGATAATCTGACTTTCAAATACAATTTCTAAAAATCTGTCCATAATTTTTTCTCCTTTTGATTGATTTTCCCAAAAGAAGATGTTAAAATAAGTTATCACTTCTTTGGGAGTGGCGTGGAAGAGTAATCAATGCTTGTCGAGGGCGATTTGATTACTCTTTTTCATTTTCTAAAACACTGTCAATTCCTTTTCTCACAACATCTGTTCTTGTGACATTGTGTTTTTCACAGTACTGATTAAGACGTTCGTTTGTTTTAACATCAATTCTTGCCTTAACCTCTACTGTTTTAGGCTCCAATGCTTTAGGTCTACCTGTGCGTGGTGACATTTTTAACACCTCACTTTCTGTGGCACAATTAAATAATACATAACGTGGCACAAAAAGTCAACACTTTTTTCAAAAAATAAAAATGCCCTAGATTGAATCTAGGGCGTCTATCATCCGGCCAGTTTATTCACCGACTTATTTTCCAAAAATTCCTTAATTTCTCCGTATCCCCAACCGTATCCAACCAGTGAACTTACAAGCATTTCTGCATTCTGAACTAACAGTAGTTCTTCCTCAGTCAGATAATCCCGGATGTTTTCTTTGTTGCCAATATTAAGGTCAAGCCGTAATTGCTTTGCGGTTTTTCCGAATACTGATTTATAAATCAAATCGGTGTAGGTAGAGTATGCATGACCGTGCATCCGTTCATTTTCGGAAGTCCTCTGCAAACTATCAGTAAGTACCCTGCGGACACCGATTCCTTTTTCACGTTCCCGTATTTTGCCAATAAGAGCCTTTTCCATTGCGTTGAATTGCTTGATATAGGCTTCCTTGAACTGCATTGCTTTTTCACCAGTGTATCCCATAGCAAGAAGAGTAAAGCCGTCTCTTGTGATGTAATACATAGGTTGTTTCTTGTTTTGTGCATTAACGTAATAGGACTCGGCAAAATTGCCGTGTCTAAATTCTTCGCTGCAATCTAGTTCTCTTATATCTCTCAATACTCTTGCGTGTTCTTTTCCAAAAGTTTCCGCAACATCAAGGCTTGTTACAACGGTTACTTCTTCTTTGTTTAATGTTTTGATTTCAACTAACATTTTCTACCTCCAACAAATACATTGTCATGGGGCAGAAGAGCATAAAAATAAGCCCACTACCCCTGTTACTGTTGGAGTAGCGAACTTCCAATCTTTTTTTGGTCTGTCTTTATTCCGGGTCTTGGTTGCAATCTAGGCTGTCTAATCAGCTTTCACTCACCGGACGTGATGCAAGACTTCCTAACTGACACATATTATATCATGACGAACGTAGGTTCGCAACATAAAAAAATAAGAGCACCCTTTCGGATGCCCTTAAAATCCTATATTCTATTGTAATTTTATGACTTCTTTATGACCGGTCCATATACTTGTTTCATATTCCAGTTCAATACTCTGCGCATCCTGTGGAACTACAAATGCAATCTTGTAAGATGTATTTCTTCCACTTGAAATATTCGCATTCAACGAAGAGTTTTCCACAACACTGTAATTCTGTTCGCAATCTGTATTGTCTGCGTAGCACTGGAAATCATAGATACTTACATACTTATCATCTTTGCTGTTATTCTGATAGGAAACATCAATCATTATGTATTTCATTCCATCAGCAGGAGCATTCCAACCGTATTCATCCTCATAATCAGTGAAGTCAAGTTCAAAGTCATTGATTGTGACTTGCAAGCCGTCAGCATCGAATGTGTAACCGGGAGAAATGACAGTATCTGACTTATTTATGATAGGCTGCGGTGCCTGTTCCTCTGTAGATTCTACAGAAACTTTTACTTCTGCAATAGGTATAGTAACATCGTCACCAGGTTTGTTACCTATGTTATAAACTATGACTGCAAGAACACACCATATAATGGCAAACCACGAACCAGTATGCAATTTATTCTTTTTATCACCAGTAGCAATGTCGATTATTGCAAGAATAACAGCAACCGGAATAGTAAATGTCAAAATAGAAAAAACAGCCGCCAACGTACTTAATGTGCTCTGCTTTTTCTTAGGTGGCTTTTGATTGTTCTGAACTGTCTGATTTTTTTGCTTTTCCAAAATGTCAATATCAAATTTAGACATACAAGAATCACAATAACCTATTCTGTGATATACAGGCAATCCTTTTTCATCCGTAGCAACTTGTTCCGGAACAACTCTCATTTCTTTACCACACTTGTAGCAATTCATAATATTTCCCCCTTCTAGGTTTTATTAAAAATCTCATTTTTTGAGACTTTTTTCGTAAAAAATTTTAATGTGTTTCTTTTGATACCCCCGTAGGTCTGCATTTTCAACCGAAAATCTCGTTTTCAGAGGTTTTTGAAAGAAAAATTTTTCTACAATTTTCGTGCTAAAAATTTTCAATCCCCCCGGGGTAGCACTTTTCAAGCTGAAAAATCCGTTTTCAGAGGTTTTTCACTAATTTTTTTATGCCGATTCAAGGCATGAAACACTTGTAAGCTCCTGTGGTGCATCCGGTCACCGTGTCGCAGCTTTCGCAAGGTCTCCAACAGCCGAAAGCATGGAACCATACGCAGACCGCAACAGCTCCGCAGATTCCGGAGACAGACCACCGGCGGCAGTCTCAACCCTTAAAACTGTTTCCAGCCGTTCCCCGGCATCCGATACACTTTCCATGATGTCATATACATGACCGATTCCCACTTTTCGCATTTTGGAAAATCCCCCTTGTAATATTTGATTGTACACCAAGACAACGCAAACCGTCAATATACCCGTGGACATGATCCGACCGGATCCGGCAGAAGAGCAACGAAAACAGACCGCCAAACGGAAGGGCACGCCAAAAGACGGTTGCAAGCCGTCTTTAGCTGTTTTCCAGTTCAAAAATCGCCCACCGCATAGCGGATACTGTTTCCGTGTCGTGCTCTCGCTCCGCACGCTCTAACAGCTTGTAAAGTCTATCAAGGTTCTTTTCTTTCATCCTGGTGACCTCCTATTTTTAATTTTTGGGCATATTCCACCCATAAAACCGCCGCCGGTAGTGATCCGGCGGGCATCCTCTGCGGCGGCTATTGTTCGCAGTTTATATCTGCAAGCTCTTTGCGTATTTTCTTGATCTCTGCAAGGTATACCGGGTTATCTTTGCAGGCTTCGAGGTTGTCCAGTCGTCTTATTAGTTCTTCTTTTCTGCGTTCGTTTTCGCTCATGGCGTAATACCTCCATATTTTCAATTTTTCCCGTTTCCGGGTAAAAGCAAGCCGGGGAATCGAACCCCGGAAACCGCCGCCGCTTGCCTATGCGTATATTGTCCCTATGTTTTTAAATCTCCACATAGCAACCGCTAAATCCTGGGCGCTACTGATCCAATAAGTGGGCTTATATGTGTATTTATCGCCGTTTTCTTTTTCAAATTCCGCAAGAGTCCACCGCACGCCCTCATAGTGTATAATATGTACAGTTTTTTCTTCATTGTCGGCGATTGCGTGACCGCTATACTTTTCTTTGTTTGATAATACCATTTCGGCAATCGGTAGAAGCGCCTGTGACGCTTCTTTGAAAATTCCATATTCATATTGACAATGAACGTATACATTACATCCTGCGAGGATTTCTTGACTATGTTCGTCATATTCAACTTCCGAGAATTTTTTTGCGATGTTTTCGACTTCCGAAAGTCTAACAATCGGATTTTTTACCGTGATGGAGACTGAAGTGTCATATAGTGCGCTTCTGACTCTTACAGATACGTCTTTACTTGTGAATCCACTTTCTTTCAATGTTTTCCTAATTAGTTGTGACAATTCTTTATTGCTCATCGTGTAGTAACTCATATTAGCCACCCTTTCTTATCGTGCGGTCTGCCATCATCAGAGCCGGGAGACCATCCCACGGCTTACGCTCCAGCGTGGAGCGTTTCGGCTAACTGTAAATATATTCGGCTTTTCTAACCTTCCCTTTGTTGATAAGATCCGAAAAATGCTTCGCAGCTCTATCAACACCTTTGTCATTTTCAAAATCTTCATAGAAGTAATAAATTACTCCGGTTTTTCCAGATGAAAGATTAAATGTAACTTTAACGCCAACCCCCGAAATATCTTTTCTGTTTAATTTATTTTGCATTTCCTGTTTTGTCATTGTTTTATCCTTTCTGCCATCGTAACCTCCAGGGCGGAGCGTTTCGGCTATATGCAAATTTCGAATTCATCACCGTTTGTATTCAGATAGTCTATAAGTTCATAATTCCCGGAATGGAATATATCTGCGGTTAATCGTCCAAAATGGTCATATTGAAAAGATATATTTCTTTGTCTGAATAACCTTACTGCATTGCTGTTCTTGCTTTCGGTTACCCACATAAATTTTAATCCGGTCTTTCTCATCTCTGTTTCTCCTCTCTGTATAATCTTGCGTATTCGTTGCACTCCTTGGAATAGGGGCATTTGCTACAATCTTTTTCGTATTTTCCGCATTCTGCTGTTAAAATCTTTTCAAGCGCTTCAATTCTTTTCATTTGCCTTTACCTTTTCACCGTGTTATAATTGCGGTGCCTTTCTTTTTGGGTGCCGGTGTTCGCTTGGTAGGTGGTCACCGGCTTTTTTATTTGTTGATATTATAATAGCAAATATATTGCACATATACAATAGGTAATATTTAACAAAATAATGCACATATAACCACACATTTATTAGTTAAAATGTATATTGCACATATTTTATTGACAAACTAATGCACATATAGTATATTAAAGATATATTTATATTGTATGGAGGAAATAAGAATGGGTATAAACAAAACAAGCGAAGCACAATTAAAAGCAAGTAGAGAATACGAAAAACGAAACGACCGTATAAATATAGTGTTTCCTGCAGGCACTAGAAACAAAATGAAAGAACTTGGAATTGAAAAGCCGAATACGTTTATTAAAGAAGTAGTTGCAGCAGAACTTGAAAGAATGGAGAAATACAAAAAATAATGCACATATATCTATTGACATATAATGCACATAATGTTATAGTGACATCATGACATCATACCGAATGACATCATGACATCATAAAAGTGATATCATAAAAATGACATCATGGAGCCATGACATCATGACATCACGCAAGGGAAGGAGAACAGAAAATGGAAACATTTGATTACAAAGTGCGGTTCCCGAAAGACCTAGAACCGCAGATCAAAGCGCAAGCAGAAAAGAACGGTATAAGCGTAAACCAGTTTGTTATAGGTGCCGTGATCGCAGCATTGCAACCAGTACAGCCGCAGGCAGTGACAGGACAACCGAAAGAAGCACCCGTGACAGGCTCTAAAAGCCCCATAGACGAGAAAATCGCACTCATGCAGGCAAATGAACGGTTGCACGCTTTACAAGCCAAAACAGCGGCAGAAAGAGCCGCTAGAGAGCACGGAGAAGTTAAACCAGTTATAAAACATCCTCCGAAATGGGCAGGCTTACCAGGACAGCGGCCGGATGAAAGTAACGTTGAATGGGTGGAGCGCAAGACAGCAGAAGCAAACGAAATTTATAAATCAGCAATGGAACGTCTGAAAGCTGAAAAGGAGAGTGAAACCAAATGACAGGAACACCGGAGCAGATCACAGCAAAGAAAGCCGCCCGGATCCGCTCAAACGTCCGGCAGTTCTTCAGGTACTACCGGGATCAACTGGAAACAACGGAATCCGAACTGCTGAAAGAATTTAACCGGGCAGAAATCCAAGCACTGGAGACAGTGCAAGCGGAAACGCTCCAAGCACTGGACAGTATGACAGATCCGGAGTTATTGGCCAGCAAAACCGCATACGGTGACAGGGCACTAATTGACCGGATCACAGCGAGAGCGGAACGGATCAGAAGAACGGGAAGAGCAACAGCATAAACAGGAATTAAGCAGGTGTAACAGCCTGCTTTTCTTGATCTATTTTCACTGTGTTATTTTAACGTGCTAAATTTTGTAGACAAATTGTAGACAAATTGTAGACGCAGATTAAATAAAAGGAGATTAGATAAAATAAAGGTTAGATAAAATAAAAATAAATAAGTGCAGAAAGACATTGTATAACCAAGTATATATAAATACTAGAGCCGACCAGCTACCACCATGTACCCATCTGAAAAAATCACCTGTCTGTCTGTTTAAAAATCCCATTTGTCAAATTTAACCGTATGATATTTTTTAATCGCATGATTTTTATTGCTCAGGATCAGCAGCAGACATACCACAACAGCAAATCGTCAAATGCGTAAAAGGTTGTTGTAGATTTATAAATAGCACTTATGGTATGATAAAAGCAGTTAGGGAGCCGACGTTAATACGGTGCGAGTGACAGCGGTGCAAATCCAACCCCCTCTGGATATGCAGCCGCCTAGATTGCAACCAAGACCACCGGAGCCGACAGACCAGAACCGATCAGAAGTCACTAGCTGATCACTTTTATAAATTTATGTTTTACATGATCTGCGGAGGAGATCAAAAAACATAGGTTTATTGAGTGATGCTTGTGATTTTTTTATTGCAGATTTTTAGGAGGTGTAGAGCGGTGCAGGACGTCAGAGAGATTCCAAACATTGACGAGATTAAAAAAAATATCCGTAAATACTTTGACGATTATTGTGCAGCTTATGACATCGATGACATGAGATCACAACGGCAGCCAGTTTTTAATGGTGCTATGCAATATATATATAATAATTATATAAGACCTAGCAATGTATTAAAAGATATACCCCAAAACGTAGTGGATAATAGTATTAACCAAATGCTAACTAACTACAATGCGTACAATATAGATCTACTGTATGAGGTTTATTTATATCTTAGAGAGTTAGCCAACGCTTATGATATGACTGCTACAGCTGATACATTTAAGATATTAACAGGGATATCTAAACAGGCTTTGAGTGCTTGGAGGACTAAATCAAGTACATCGAGCATGGACGAGGTCAGAAAAGCTTTTGTAAATTGGTTAGATGATGCAGATTGTGATCAGCTTGTTGCTTTTAATCTGCGGAATGCTCTAGGAGCAACGGAACGATTAAACAACGACCACGGGAGAAAACAGACCACACAACAAGAGATTGTGCACAAGATAACCAGGACAGCCGACCAACTGCCACGATTAGACACAGATTTTGGACAAAATAAATCAATATTGACCGATTCCGGAGTGTATGACGATAATACATCAGATGCAAACGAGTAGCAACAAGTGCTGAAACGTGCGTAAATATGGGATAGTTAAAGACGTGTCAATAAAGACTGCGCGAAGCGCGAATTTTGCGCATAGTTGAAATATGTTGGTGATGATGGGGAGGGGGTTTATAGAAATTCGGAAACCAGCCCTACTAAGTCCAGTAAACTACCCAAAAAATAAAAAGGCTTCGACAGGAGGTGATACTAACATGGAGTTATCTTACACACAAAACAAATTGCAATTTAACAGACCGTCATTTAAGGACGAACTTAAAGATAAGCTTGGAACAGTTTGCTGTAACTGTGGAAGTAATTTGGATGTAGAGTATCACCATGTAGTGCCTTTGGCATTGGGAGGAACAAACAATATAGGGAACATTGTACCTCTTTGCCATGTTTGCCATCAAATTGCACATGGATCATTAAACATAAGGGTCATAAAAAGAGCGGAGAAAACAGGAAGACCTAAAATGTTGCCGGTATCAAACTATTTAGAAATTTTAGAGGAGTACAAAACTGGAAAGATAGGCAAGAAAGAATGTGAGCAAAAACTAAACATTTCCGGTGGAAATAAGCTGTCGGACAAGTGGTACTACAAAGAATACCTGAGAGACAATCACATCAAGGTTATAAAAAACCGAGTTGATATGCTTAGTATTCCAAAGTGCCAGAAAGTGGATCATTCTGCAGAACCGATTGCAAGAGTGATTTATGATGACGGAAGGGAAGAAAAGTTTTACAGAGAATGTGGATGATTTTCAAAAAAATCTCAAAAATAAAAAAGCCCTTTAGGAGGTACAGCGCATGATTTTCATTTACATAGTTTTAGCATGGATACTGGTTCAATTACATGCTCCTGCATGGGTATATATCCTGTTCATCATCGGAGTATTTTTAAGAGCAATAGTCACTGGTAGAGATTAAGCGTATGCAGATATTTGGGAAAGAAATAAAAGACGAATGTTCAAAATGTGGTGAAGTCCTGCAATGCGAATTGTTTCTGCAAGGTCATGGGATTAAGAGAGACCGTGAGAACGTTACGGAAATGGTTAGCTGTCAGATGAAGCACCAAAAGAGCAGACTTGATAAAGAGCCTAAAGAAGATTTGCCAGTTAAGGAGAAATGCGAATTGCCGCCGGAGATTAAAGAGATTTACACAGAGGTTTGGAAAATTCATAAAGAGTGTGCTAATCCGAAAACGGATGATGATTGGTCGTATCTTATTCGGCAAGGCAATCTGCTGATTAAAATGCACAACAATAGCCAGTTTGCTAAAGCACTGGTAATGGCAATGATAGATGAAATTGAAGGAAGGACGAAGAAAAAATGAAAAAGATAATCAGGAAATTCTTAAAAGTATGTTCTTCAACAGCATTACTTACTATTTGCGGAAGTTGTTTTCAGATTGCAAGGGATTCTAGTGCAGATACAATTTCGAGAGTGCTGTGCATTGCGTTCGGACTGATATTTATGATTGCAAATTACTTTGTGTGGGAGGTAGAGTTAACATGATTTTATTCATAATTTTGAAAATCGTGACAACCGCAGTAATGGCGTTTTTCGCAATAGCAAGTGCATTTGATGCTCCTAAACAGAAAAAAGCATCAGACGGAGTTATTTTATTTGCGTTCGCAATGTTCCTTGCATTTGGAATAACTTTCGCGTGGGTATAGCCTATGTGGTTACCGGAGATTATGCGAATTATCCCATATCACAATTTTGAATGGGTTAAATTCATAAAGCCATTGTTATTGCCGAATATCCGGTGTTGTGTTGGCATTGGATATGTGGCAGAGAAATCAAGGCATCAAGAGTGTATGTAGCCTGTGTGTGGGAAACGAAAAATGGAATAATGCGTTTGACAACACAAAGTTTTTCAAAGTACCGTACACAGGCGTGACAATTTTTTTTAGATAAAGATAGGGTGTTTCACAAAAATAATCCGGGAGCAGATGGTCTCTCTCCCGGAGTTTAGGGCTATCGCCAAGCGGTAAGGCACAGCACTTTGACTGCTGCATCCCAGGTCCGAATCCTGGTAGTCCTGTTTCGCAGATGTTTTCTTCTTTCGGTCTTTGCCATCTGCGAATTGTCTTCCATACTTTTCCATTGGAGACACTCCTTTCACCTCATAGCGGAATGCTGTTAAGAGCCGTCACAAGGCTCGTGAGGGTTTAACCGGTTTATGATAGCCCGGTTTTTGCGGAATACCGTTGTAGGTTTTAATCCGTGGGTTGTCAGTAAAGACATTAAAATCCCGCACAGCCATTGCGGACATAAAATTGGCGTAGGTGGTTGGGTCGCTCCCAACTAGCAGGTAACTGGCGGATGCCCTGCGAAAATAAAAATAGCCATAAGTGTTGCGCTGCGTCAGCGCCTTAAATGTAGGCATACAGCTTATGGAAACGCACATTGGGATGTAGCGCAGTTGGCGAGAGCGGCTGTCTTATACACAGTATGTCATGGGTTCAAGTCCCATCATCCCAATAGGTGTTGTTGCAAGTACACTCCGAGTATGCTTATTACAGAAGCATAGGGGATAAATACACCGGTTAATGTTTATCTCATGGGAACTTGATAGAGCCGCTTGCGGCTGACTAAAAGATCCTTGGGCAGAGGAAAACCAAGTAAAAAACCTCCCCTTGCAGATATGGTGTAATGGTATCACAGTAGCTTGCTAAGCTATCCAGCAGAAATGCTGTCAAGGTTCAAATCCTTGTATCTGCGTTTATCTTTATCTCCACTTAGTCTGGCACTACTGCAATAGTTCAGGTCGATGGGAGATGTATGGATAGTAGTTGCTCATTATCGGTTAACGAAAAACACTTCTGTGAGTAGAATTTGCAGATTCAAAAGCAGTCGAGCCTTGTTTGGGTCGGGTGGGTTCGACTCCCACGGCAACTATTCCCTGTCTAAAACGTAAGCCACATACGATTAGCGAAAACCAAGCCTATGAAGTAGAGAACAGACAAGACTGTGAGATTGTGGATAGTCAGTGACAAGTAGGCGGTGCACATTTGGTTGTGGCAAGCGCAAGCCATAAAAGGTTTTACGGTGAGATTCCCATGCATAGTTTCAGTGGTAGAACAGCAACCGCATAGGTTGTGTGTCGGCGATTCGATTCCGTCTGCATGGGTTACGGAGGAATTTCGCATGAATGGATTTCATTTTATTCTTCAAGATTGTTGTCCGTATTGTAAAGATTTTGAACCGAAAATGATACAAGTGAATATAACAACAGTATCTGACAAAACCGAAAGATGCTTAAACAATATTACTTGCGAAAATCTTGATAAATGTGAACGGTTAATGGAAAGGTTGAAAAATAAGCATGTGTGATTTTTGCAAAAATGTAGTAAAAATTGAAGAAAGGTTTCTTAATGCCTTATGTAAAGGTGACGATTTTATTTTTGAAGATGAAGGAAAAATTTACTTGTACATTAATACTGGAGATAGTGGATGCCCAGGAACAATGAAGATAAATTATTGCCCCATGTGTGGCAGAAAGTTGGTGGAAGAATGAAGCCATTAGAAGAAATATTTTTCAGAGCTTGCGTGAATGAGCAGAAAAGAAAATTACATTCTAGTGATCGGGAATTGAGCATAAGAACTATTGGTAATATTTTTGAAAGGTTTGGATTTTCGTACAAGCAGTTAATGTATTATGTCAGAAAGTGGTCTGACAAGGGATTTTATAATTATGGAGTGACGCTTGACTTAGGCTGGTTTGAATTTGACAAGCTGACCGGAGAATATAAGCAGATTTATGATTATATGACAAGTACGGACGGATGGAAAGATGGAGAACTTGCAAATTATATTGTCAGTAATTCGTTTAATCGGGAAAGGATAACAAATTTTGCATTGAAAAAGCATCTTGGAATTGAAAAAGATGAGGACTTCTTCAATCCATACAAAGAGGGGTAACTAATGAAACATCAGAAAGAATGGCACACTTGCGATAGGTGCGGAGTAGAAATAAAGAATACACTTATCAGAAAAGGAAGAATGAACATTAAGACAGAAGTGCAGGAAAGATTTTGTGAGGTTTATGAAGAATGAAAATAACGGAAATGAATAATTGCATTGAAGAAATGCGTAAGTGTTATAACTTTAATGATGATAAGACTGAAATAAGGCTTGGGGATATGATAAGTGGCTTTGATAAATATGTAACTGTCTGTACACGTGATGAAAATGGAACACAGATTGAAATGACAAGACATGCAGACGAATTAGAATAAACAAAATCACCGGCTAACAAACGGAGTTAGTCGCTAACCTAGAAAAATTATAGGCAGAATCCTATAAGGCACTTCTGCCACAAGCGGAGGTGCTTTTTCTTTTGGCGAGTCAGAGCCTTATATCGGCAGTAAACAGCTATGACAATTACATACAGCGCAAGGGAATTGATGAACAGGTCATTGATGCGTACATAGATGCTTTGGCAGTTGCTTTTCGGTCAGAACATGACATTGAATACGGATTACAGCAATCAGCAAAAGCAAAAACATACATTGCACAATATGTCAAGGATAAGACCGGCGGCAGGGTTGCAGACCTGGAAGTTTACGCAGGGGATAACAATACTTCATACAAGGTTTTGGAGCAATTCTACAATGTTTTAATGTACGAAGCAGCTTATCTTGTGGATAGCTTTTTCTATTACATTGAAATTGATGAAAAAGATCCGTGGAAGAGGTTCTATTTTCCGAGAAGACAGGTTCTAAAGCCGGTAGTCGGAGCATATCAAGAGATTTACGATGGAAAACTGGATTTCTTATCAGTTTCACAACCGAAACGTACTGGGAAAACCACCGGAGGACTAAAACTGGCACAGATGATGGGCGGCAGAGACCCGGACGGAAGCATTTTCGGTGTAGGAAAAGGTGAAGGACTGGTAAAGAGGTTCTACGGTGGTCTTTTACAAGGATTTGAGACTGAAAGTACCTATCAGCGGTTTTTAAGTGTTTTTCCGGAAGCTACAAAAATAAGCAAAGATGGATACAAGAGCGCAGAAAACCTTTCCATAGACCTTAAAAGCAAAAATATTTTTCCAACATTTACTTGTAGACCCATTGACGGTGCAATCGTAGGCTGTACGGAAGCAAATGTGCTTGTTTATATTGATGACTGCGTAAAGAACCATGAGGAAGCAAGAAACAGAGACAGGCTAGAGTTCCTGTGTGAAAAGGTCACAGATGACGTTTTAGGACGTAGATTAGAGGGTACACCAATTATTATCCAGGGAACAAAATACAGCCTGTATGACCCTATTACAGCGTTACAGACCAAGGCTGATGAACTAGGGTGGAGATGGAAAGAGGTTGCAATTCCGGCACTTGACCCTGTAACGGACGAAAGTAACTGGGAAATATACCGAAAGGACAAGCGAGGCCTTAGAAAAATATTCACTACTGACTATTACCGGAAAGAGAGAAAACTTGTTTCAGAGGAAACATGGGAATCTGAGTTTCAACAATCACCGTTTGAAGCAAAGGGACGTATGTTTGCTGAAAAGGAATTGCACTACTTTGAAGAACTTCCGATTGACAGAGAACCAGACGCAATCATGGCGGCTTGTGATAGTGCAGATAAAGGAGAAGATAGCTGCGCTATGCCAGTCGGATATGTGTACGGTAACGAGGTATATATCGTTGATGTAGTATTTGATAATGCAGGAACACAGTTCACAAAGCCTGAATGCGCAAATATGCTTATTAAGCACAATGTTAAAACAGTCACTTTTGAGAGCAACAGTGCCGGGGAATATTTTGGTCGTGATGTTATGGACATTGTAAAGTCGCAGGGAGGAAGATGTAGCGCAAGGTTTAAGTTTAACTGTTCCAACAAAATTACGAGAATGGAAAATGCAAGGGATAATGTAATTCGTGATTATTATTTTCGTGATTTCAAGAAAATGGACAGGCAGAGCCAGTACTACAAATTCATGAAGGAATTAACCACTATGACACGTAGCGGAAAAGTAAAACACGATGATGCACCAGATAGCATTGCATTGTTTGAAAATGAGATGCGTAGCGGATACATAAAGCCAACAGTAATTTTGCCAAGCCCTATATAGGAGGTAAATCGAATGGTGACCAAAGAGGTTTTATCTCAATACATAGATTTACAGGAAGAAATCAAAGAAGTACAGCAGAAGATTAAAAAACTTGAATCGGATATCAGAAAAATTGAATCGGATGGGAATGTTGTTGACAGCGTATCAGGTGGATGCGGGGGCACTGAACATTTCCGTATTGAAGGATTCCCTTATCCAGAGTACAGCAGAAAACGAACTTTGCTTTATTCAAGAAAGGCTACTTTACAGCTTTTAGAGGACGATTTACTGCAAAAAAATAATGAAGTCGAAGAATTTATTGCAAGCGTTCAGGACAGTCGTATAAGACGGATCATAAATTTACGTTTTATTGAAAAATTATCATGGAACAAGGTTGCTGATAGAATCGGTGGTGGAAACACAGAGGATAGCGTAAGAAAAGCATTCGATCGTTACATGGCAAATTAAACTTGTCCGATATGTCCGATTTTTCCGTGATACTATTAAGATGCAGAAAGATTCCAAGATATTTTTCATTTCCTCCTCAGATAATGTGAAGACTCCAGAAATACCGCTTTTATCAGCAAGGGCGGTATTTTTGTGCGCAGAAAAGAGGTATTTATGATTTTTAACCAAAAAATTAGAGTGTACTGTCCGAAATGCGGACGGTTGGTCGGTGAATGCAGTTCAAAATCACATATCGACAAGAAATATAAGTGCCGGAATTGCAATAAGATGGTTGTTTACCATACAGAGACCGGAGAACGTGAGATCAAGAAACTTACAAAAAGAGATCAGAGCAGCGGAATGACATTTATGTAGGTGATAAAAATGCAAACTGGAAGAATTGTACTTTATACGGATGTAGAAGAAATTACATACAAAAATGTCATTGATGTTTTGAGGAATGCCATGACAGACCATAGGGTAAATGCAGCAAGAATTAGATACCTCATGGAGTATGATGAAGGAAATCAGCCACTTAAAAGAAAAAAGAAAGTAAGAACAGACATTGATTGCCATTGCGTAGATAATGTGGCAAATGAGATAACGGAATTTTGGAGTTCATTCGGCTTCGGGAATCCTATTACGTTGGTTCAGACTGGAGATGCAGAGGATAAAGAGATTGCAGAGGGAGTAAAAAACCTTAATAAGCAATACAATCTTGTAAAAATCAAAACAAAAACACAAGAAATTGCAAGACCTATGTTAATAGGTGCTATTTGCAATGTTTTAATCGACGTAAATACAGAATGGAAACCTGGGAAAGCATATTTTACATATGATGTACTTAATCCAATGACTTCATTTGTTATCAAGTCAAGCTATTACGCAGATCGAAGAACAATGCTTGGAGTAACATTCCGGCATGATAAAAACAGCGGAAGTACATACTACACTTGTTACAGTAAAGACAGCAGATACGAAATTAGGGATATGAACAAAATCATCAATGGCGATGCTGTTGAAGATGATGCTAATAAATGGAAACACGAAGAAAGAAGCGGAGAAAAAAATCCTTTAGGAGTTGTCCCTATTGTTGAGTATTTCCGGTCTTATGATCGTATGGGAGTGTGGGAGCGACAAATTTCCGAAATGGATAATTTGAATCTTATGATTTCGGATTTCTCCAATGATGTCGACCAGAATACACAAGCTATATGGCACACAAATGATGTTGATTTTCCTGTTGTTGAAGAAAAAAACGAAGATGGCACAGTTACAGAAAGCGTAAGAAAGCCAAAATCTGGCGAATGGATGCAAACATATACGGCATCCGATGGAAAAACACCTATTGTAGAAGCACTTGCTGTTGATTATGACTACGAAGGAATGCTTAACAATATACAGGTACGGAGACAAACAATCTTGCAAAAGTGCAATGTACCGCAAAGAAATGATAATTCTGGTGGCAGTACTGGTGTCGCAATGAGTGATGCTACAGGGTGGAGCCATGCAGAAGCAGCGGCATCAAAACAGCAGATGATTATTGATTCGTGCAAAATGGAAGAGGTTGAGGTTGTGTTAGCAGCTATCAATGCATCTTCCTATGTTCCGCAAGATGATCCAATGAGAAAACTTACAATAGCTGATTTAGAGCCAAACATCAAGCGACAAAAAACGTACGAAATGTCAACAAAAGTCAATGCAATGGCTACTATGCTCAGTCATGGATTTAGTCTTGAAGATACTACTGATTCCATCCCGTTTTTCGATGATCCAAGCAAGGTATGCAGCAGAAGTGGAGAAGGAGTTCGCAAATACCAAGAAACTATTTATAAAACAAATAGTCAAAATGCTGGAGAAGGTGGGGATGGAGAGAAAGAACCAAATTCGGAAAGGACAATGCAAGACTTGTCAGACCAAATTTCTAACAGCCCTTTAATTGATAAGAGCCGTACAGACAAATAAATATCATGATATCAAGCCATTGGGTTTTCCCAGTGGCTTTTTATATGCCTTACGTCAGAGAAGACGTTAATCGCAAGAACTTAGAGAAAAAGTATAAAGAGCAAGATTAAGAAAGAATGAGGTAAAAATCATGGCAGATGTAACCACACAGACAACAGAAACACAAAAAACAGAAGTTAGTGGACAACAGATTGAAAGCAAACAGCCTACTGTTGAAGAACTCATGGCGCAACTTGCTACAGAAAGAGCTGAAAAAGAGAAGTATAAAAACAGATCTGATAAAGCTAGTTCGGAAGCAGCAGAGTACAAGAAACAACTTCGATCGAAGCAGACTGCGGAAGAGCAGGAAGCAGAAGCAAAAGCAGAAGCACAAAGAATTGCGGACGAAGAAAGAGAGTCCATGCGAAAAGAACTTAACCACATTAAGGCAGTAGCTGCCTACAAGGGAGTTTCTGAAAAATCTGTTGAAAAGTTGATTGATGCGGTTTCGGAATCTGACCATACCGCCATTGCAACTATTATTGAAAACGAAAAAAAAG